GTGGCATCAGCAGGTGTGTACACTGGAGGGATTAATGGACTGGGCTGCTCAATCTTTTTTGTGGGCATATATTTTTATGCTCCTATTATTATTATTATTATTGTTCTGGTGCGATCCCGCCTGGTGCCGGTATACTACCTATATTCTTTGCAGCTTCTGATCCGGTTTTCATCTGTTCGAGCATCGCTGCATCCTGTGCCTGTTTAGCTTCGGCTGCCGCCAACTCTGCTGCTTCTCCCGGGCTTCTTATCCACTTAGCGGGCACTCCACTGCCGTGTAATGTGTCTCTTACCCCGGTAGAAGCATCTAATGTGTGTCTAACCGACGGGTCGATCCCGGAGAGGTTTGCAATAAGTGACGCGGATTCGAGTAACCTCTGTCCTTTTTGTCTTTCTAATGCGTCATGTAGCGGTGATTCAAATATGAACTCAATATTACGTTCGGTTAACTCTTCCGGTACCTCGTAGGGGCTACCAAATACTCCATTCTCAAGGAGCATTTCAAACGTGTTCTCACATACTGGGGTATTTGATTCTGTCTCCATAGGCTCGAACAGCGGTAGTGCATTCCGTATGTATTCTTCTACTCGCTTCCCTGTCTCGAAGGCTGTCATCTCTACGTCTTGTGGGGGTAAGGATAACTTATCCAAGAAGAAAGCCTTAACTAATTGATCCTGTAGAGCATCGGCCATCATAAAACCTGTTGGTAACCCTGACTTATCAACCGTTAGTGGTCTTAACACTTCCCCTAACCGCTCATCATACTCACTGTCAACCCAGGTTAGTCCACCTGCCATTAGGTTGACGTCTGATCTTAGTGCTCCCTTCACACCGAGTAGTGGTGGGTTGGTAGCTTTTTCTCCAGCCTCTAGTAATGTTATTGTCATTTCCTGGAGAGTTCGTGCATCTGCTAACGCAACGACTGTTGCTGGGGAATAAGCGTACTGTGAACCGGATACCGTCTGCCATCTCGGTATCATATATTCTTGTCTCTTAGAACCGACCTCTTCCATGATGTGGTTGTTCTCAGTATCAAAGTACACACTTACGAACGGTGTCTTTATGTCCTTTGAGAAAGGCCCCGACACATCAACTGGCATGATTGCATGCCACACTTTTATCTTATCGTTCGCGTGTCCGTTCTTAATCTTAGTATGAACTTCGTCGTGGCAACTTTTTGGAAACAGTCGCACCAACTCTGCTACAGTAGGCTCCCATTTACGGAACACGGTAGCGATCGCGTTGTTCGTGTCTGTTGTCCAAGCAACATCCCGTAGGTGCCAGCATCTATATAGCAGGCCACTAGCACTACTGTTTAAGGATAATTGTATTACGGTCTGTCCAAACGCTGCGAAGTCATGGTCGCCCTGTTTCATAGCTATCACAAACTGGGTGTCCTTGTGATACATCGCCTTACGCATTCTATCTTCTGCTTTCTCTAGCCATCTGCGGGCTTCCGTGCTTACTGAGTCCCACTCTTCTACCTGTATATGAAACCACTTCTTGTTCGTCGGTCTCAACATCCCACTAAAAGCGTTACCTAGGTCACGACGAACCATACAGGGGTAACCCGTAGCCAGATCAGAAGCGAAATCTTCTCCTAAGGTTCTGTTCACAGTAAAATCTGCACGTTCTGGGTAGAAGTTGGCCGCTGTTTCCTGCCAATAATACATCAGACTGCCTCGACTACCGAATAGCTGGTCTCCCTGTTGCTTTATAAACGCTTCTTTTGATTGCATGTATTAATAAGCTCCCAGAGAGTCGCCACCACTGCCAGAGAGCATCGTACTCATACGTCCTCCCCTCGCTCGTTGCCGAACAACGCTGCGCTTCTTAGCACGTTTTAATTTATCACTGTCCTGTAACGGCAGCGCATCTGGTACGGGCGGGGCCTTCGGCATTTTAGTTAGTAGTGATTGTCCTAGACTGCCCGCTGAAGTAGCTAGACTTCCTGCAGCTAAAGCATTAGACGCAAATGTGCTGCTGGCGGCTGGTGCTGCTACCGTCCCGAGGGCTCCGGCTCCGGCGACGGTCGCCGTTGTTCCTGCTCCCGCAGTTGCTGCTGCTACTGCTGGGGTAAATCCTAACCCCGTCATTGCCGCTGATGACATCCCAGCTCCAAACGCACCACCTGCTGCGGTAGCTGCTCCTCCTGACGCCAGACTGGCTAATGCTCCGCCTGCGGTTGTAAGACCCACGGAGGACAACATACTACCGGCTGCAACCGCTAAAGGTGCCATAAAAGGCATCTTAACCGCCTCCTAATTTTTCATCACTTAGTAGGGTACTACCTCTGCCGCCTGCTCTTGCGCTCTTAGAGGCAGACGCCCGACGGGCTCTCCTGGTCTTCTTTTCGTCTGCTAGTGGAACCGGTGGTGGTGCTGGTTTTACTTTCGGTGGACCCTTAAACATTGATGGCATACTACCCTCCTAATAATATTATATTCGTAAAATACCACAGATCCACGCATAGATTAAGTGTCAACGACCCCTTCTATTGCTCTTAACTCTGTGTCTGGCGCCCATGTTTACCTTGGGCTCTCTTCCTCCTGATCCTCCAAACCACCCACCTGCTAGGTTCGCCTGAAGCACCCCGTCGTAGTAACACATGATTACCGCGTCACCCTCGTCCGTTGATCTTCCCAATCTCTTGCACACATCCTCTTTAGATTCCACCGCCATCGCGGCACCGTGTGTCTTTCCCTTAACTTTATAGGAGGGTGCACACAGGTCAGCTTTCATGGTCACACTTGGCGGTAACGCGATTAGCGACCCGCCGGGTTGTGAAGGGTCCAAGGCTTCTCTAAACTTCCAGAACGCTTCCGTCCTAACATTAGTAAATGCGAACTTACCGTCCTTAGACTTACGACTGCTGCCCTTAACTCCCATGTAAGGGACTACGTCGATCCCATTCTTCATCAAATGCCCGTAGCAGTCTGCGCCCCAGCCACCACCAACATCCACTATAACTTTCGCGTTATCTCGTCTCTCTGCTACTACCCGTCCGGCTTGCTTCTTAGCATCTGCTATCTCGTTTCCCGGGATCACAGTAGCTTTATTAAACCACCCGTCGTGCCGTGTTTGTATGACATACTTATCTTTCGCAATCGCGATGTCTACTCCCATTCCACACATCGGTACCCCTGCTGGTACCTCCGGTTTCCATCTTTTCTGTGCTTCCGTTACCCACTGAGTAGGTATTACCTGCCACGGGTTATCCTTTAACGCAGTACCGAAGTCTCCATCTCTGTAAGCGGCTCGTAGTTCCTGTGGCAGCGAATCGAGGTTGGCTTGGTAGTCTGTAGTGGATACCAGATCCGGATTATCCTGTAGCGAGGCGGGGATATACGTTCTTGAACGTGCGTACACTTCCCGTCCGTCTATCCAATGAGGACCTCGTCCCTCTACCTCTATCTCCTGATCTTGACTCGTTGTGTACCACCTCAACTCACCCGGTTTTGCTGGGTTAGGGTGTTGTGGGTCAAGCCATGCGGCCCACCTTTCTACTACCCATAAACCCTCTGGTCTGGTCGGAGGGTTACCCCCGCACACCACTCGACACCGCTGTCCTTTAGTGGTGCTCCTGTTCCACGCAATAATAAACTCATACTGTGATCGCTCAAAATCTGATACCTCATCGAAGTAGTACAGATCCCGTGGAATGCCCTTATACTTTTGCTTATCCTTCTCTTCATTACAGCCCCCCATCGCTATTAATTTGCCATAAGGTCGACGCCATACACCTGCTTGTATCCCACCCCAACCATCTCTATTTCCGATGATTGATTCCATCCTATCTACTAACTCGTTCACCTCTTTGCTGGTCCTTCTCAGGATCAGCGATCTAGTGTGAGCGGTTAGTGCTAGTCCTATTCCTAAGTCTGTCTTGCCTCCTCCAGCTTGCCCCCCGTAGAAGAGCTCGTCGGCCTTACAGAAGTAGGCTTCCGTTTGTGGTCCCGCGTTGGGCACCCATATCTGTTCCTTAGCGCTCTCGTTGACGATAGCATCGAGTAAATCTTGTTCTTCTTTAGGGACCCCGGCTAAGGCATCAAGTACCTCTTGCATAGTATTCAACAACGCTATACTCCCTACTTAGGTTTATACTGTTGAGTGTTTATATCCAATCAGTACACCAACTGCAGTAGCTGCCGAGAGGGCAACCTCTAGGTTTCCATTTGCCGAGCCCTCAAACCACCCTAGTTCGTTGTAATCTAATACAAGCGTTCCTTTGTCTGCAAGTGTCCAGGCTGGCGATATCGCTGCCGACTCAGACTTGAAAGTAACCGTATTACTCCCCCCGCTGGCCACAAGCGCTACCTGACATACCCGTACCTTCACATTAGCAGCCAAGGCCGCTAGTACCTCGTTATCCGCAGCGGATGCGGGGTTTGCCGACAGATACACGAGCCCTTCTTTTTGTCTTGCTACTGCGATTCCTGCCATAATTATCTCCTGTTATCCCACATACAACATCCCGCGCTATCGATAAGCGCGGGATGTGCTATTAATTTACTTCTTCTTAACCGGTGGTCTTCCTCTTTTCTTTCCGTAAGTGCCTGGTCCTTTTGGCATTGTCTGTACCTCCTGTTATGTTAGTTTTGGGAGGGGCCCTCGTGAGAAGGCCCCCTTGTAAGTGGCTACTTAATTAAGCAGCGCCTCCAACAGCGGCCCTGTCCATAGACACATGGATATAGTCCACATCTAATAGCCGTGAGGTTGTTCCTGACAGATTAGACCAGTATACAATCGGACAGAGGTCAACAGCCGGAGTAACAGCACCTGTCATCGCGGTACCAACACCAAGACCGTTTCTGTAGAACTTAGCTACACCCGAGCTATCCACTTCTACTCTGAGGGTTTCATAGTCATCAGCTACTGGACTAGCACCTGAGTCTTGAGCAGTTGCGTCGGTATCTGTATCTACACCGAACATTCTCCAAGTGTCTGTAGTAGCTCCCGTGTCGTACAGCCAACCAACAGCGTCAGTAGCGTTACTGGTGAAAGTGGTACCTGATAGTGTTACTGGAGCTTCCACACCGGTAGCCACATCAGTGAACCCGACGAAACACATTACGTTAGTAATGGTATCCATCTTGATCCTTGTTTCAAACACCAAGTTGCCGTTACTAGCTTGCCACTGTAGCGCACCGTTTAACGTGATAGCATCTGCAGCTTCGCCTGTTCCTGCGTTACCTGATGTGAGTTGACATACTCCACCAATGCCTCCTGCTAATATAGCAGCGGCACTAGTAGATGAGTCAGTACCTTCAGCAGATAGCCACTCGTTAGTGTCTAAGGTATCACCTAGGAAGTCATCAAACTTAACAGCGGTGTACGGTGAAGGAACTAGGAACTGATTGCCCTTTGATCCAACTCCTAAACCTTGCTTGGCCAGTACGTTTTCATTGTGATCAACGCCTAGTTTACGTCCGTATATGTTATGTAGAAATGCAGTCATTAGTTATATCTCCTTGTTTACAATTGTAGAATTCCCTTGTCCTTCCTCGTATGTTACATCTTCGGCCTTAGCCATCAGCGCACTGTTAAGCACAAACGCTAACCGCCTACCTTTGTCATTGAGCGACATATCTGCCATCTCAATCGGTCCGCCTGCTGCTCCTGTCACTTCGTGTTTTACCGTTGGAAAAAGTCCTAAGAACTTGGACAACGATTCGAGTGCAGGTAATTTATTGATAAACTTATACTTAAATGTTCTTCGGAAGTTCTTATCTGCCCCTTCTTCCGTATAATCAAATCCAGCGATACAGGCGGCCATGTTATCATCTAGCTCGTGTATCTCTTTAGCTGATCCGTCTTCCTTGAACAGTTGTCTCGGATCGAAGTATGCGATACGTGCGTACTCCTTCAAGTTGCGGTTCTCAGTGATCTTCAGCTTCCTAGCGTCCTTCTTCCGTCTTCGCTCTATCTCGACGATAACCGCATGCTCACGAGGTATCGTAAGGTTGCTATACCCCGCAGCTCTCGCCGCCCTGGACGCGTTCATATCTATCATATACTCGTCAACGTACTTCTGACCTTTCGCACTTATTGGCCGTGTTTCTGGGTCATCGACAGGTATCAGGTCGTCCAGTATTTTATCAGTATCTGTCATCGCCTGAGATTACCCCTCTTTTTCGCATATATCAAGGCTATACTGCTCCTGTCCTGATGGGTGCGTTCTCGAGAACGGCGCACCGATAGTATGTCCTCTTCCACCCTCGCTAACTCCTCCTCCAAGTGTGCCAACTGTCTGCGATCCGCCGTCGATGACACCCACCCCTCTTTACTTTCGAGATCACGGAACAGCTCTTCTCGTCGCCCCTCTAATCTAATAAGTAATCGATCATACGCAAACGCCAAATCATTAGGATGCTGACTACGTGCTGGGTCTGGTGTCCCCCGTGCGGGGCCAAGAAGGTTATCAAAGTAAGTATCCCACTGCACCTCTAACCACTCAATGATCCGAACTAGCATGGCAGCACTCCTAGGTTATCTTGCGGGTTCTCGCGATCGGTTGGCAGCATATCCTTTTCATGCAGTATCGACATATTCCCGCGGGGCTTAACATCTCCGTACGTGACCTCCCAAAGTGTGTCGTCTATCAGGGATACCACTGACCCTTGGACCGCTGTACTCTCGCCGTCCACCATGAGGAAGGTCATAAATCTATCGCCAACCATTACCATATTATTTTCTCCTTGTTGTTAGTGTTTAAGTTCCTAGTCGCTTGTACTTCTCCCTCCGGGCTATTGGGTCGTAAATACGCGTGCGGTGTCTATTCCTATTGGCTCTAGTTCTCTTGCCTTCCACCACTGGCCCCTTACGGTTCTTGTAAGCAGCCGCCTGTGTATTGCAAGCGATATGGCTGTACGCGATGTTGTCTAGATCGAAGAACATGGCCACCGGGTCCTCGTGGTTCATCCAGTCTTCGATGTGCTCGATACTGAATGTCTCGCGGGTTAGCGGTTCCCCGCAACGATGACAGTGGTGTCCTGATTTGACAACTGCGAAGTGGAACAGTAAGTCGCGGGATAGTCGATAGTTGGCATTGCTAAAACTCTCTCCAAGTATTTGGGTCTTGCGGACGTACTTTCGATAGGCCATCAGTATTCCTTGTTGTTATTATTATTTTGGACCTGGTGGGAATTGAACCCACTTCCTGAAGTTTCCAATCAAGGCTTTACATTCAGTCGATACCATGACAGGCCCGATATTCATTGTAACGTGACACGATAAAACATCAAGTTGTAAACGCCGTGGTTGTCATCCCAGTCGAAGCATCTCGCCTGCTCGGCAGTGTCGTGCTCGCCCAACACTGACAGAACCCGCACCTCCATCCACGGTGGAACTGGCATTGTCCGACCATCCTCCGAGAACTCGAACTCAGTCGGGTCAACAGGCATCCAACCCGTCCAAGTGTCGCGTAACTTTTTCATATATTCCCGTCGAGTAGTTATTATTGGCTCACTTCAAACGTCGATCTCACTACGCCGCTCACTACACTCTCTCCTATAGAGAGAGAGAGTGAGTGAGCTGAGTGGGTAAGTGCCTATAAAAGAGCGAAATCAAGAGCTTAACCTGTGGATAACTAGCTCTTTCCCAAAAACACCCAAGTGAGCCAGCTTTTATGCCATTTATCTCTTTATACTCAATCACTTGGAAAGGTTAGCTAAAATAAATACTTTTTTCCAAGTGAGCCAGCTCTTTTAGCTCTTTTAGCTCTTTTAGAGAAACTAACCTTGTTGCTCTTCGTTATTCTCTTCCCGTTTGTCATAACCGCCATCCGACACCCCTGCCTCCCAGTCCTCTCTCATCTCTTTCTTTAAAAATGGACACCTCCCCGCGAGTCCGTTATACCCTACGTAATACCCTACTCCATAGGCACTGTCTTCCTTTACAACTCTTTTCATTTAAGTCCCTCTCCTTCTCTAGTTAATAACACAGTTAGTCTTCTTCCGCTACCTCATGGGGCTGTACGTCAGTTATCAGTCCTTCTAACTCTCGCACCATGTCCTTTTTCAGAGCACTATCGAGTGCTCTCCGTACGTTTGATTTCTTCAACCCCGCCTCCGTCACCATGTACTCGACGAGACTGTTCCTGTCCGGATAGAAGTCATCACGCTTGTACATCTTTTTCAAAAACTTGATAACTTTACGCTCTAAGATGCCCACCTTATCTGGCATCTGTAGCGGTATCTCTTCCGTGTGAGCGATCACACAGCTCTCGACCATCGCCTCATCCTCATCGAAACCAATAGGTATCATTTTCAGGCGGAAACCAAGTTCCTGCGAGTCTCCCCCATCCCTTAACTTATTGACCTTGAGCGATCGCAGCTCGCCATTCCTGACGATTTGGATCTGGAAATCGGCAGCCCCAATCAGAGCCGAGGAACCTCGTGCACCCCTGTCCTGATCCTTGCCAGTGTGATGTACTAGCAGCACAGTAGCGTTATCGCTAGTCATCTCGTTGATATACCGGCAGTTGGCTAACACTAGTGACATGTCCTCCGCAGCGTTCTCATTGGCACCAGGAGTAGCACTGGAAAGAGTATCAATAACAACCACCGCTACCTCTCCTACCTCGTTCACCGATTCGATCACGTCCAGCACATCGTCGCGCTTCGATAAGTTGATATGCTGAGGCGTAATGTACACGGGAGGAGAGTTACCCTCATCGATTCCCTTGTCCACCTCATAGGCCTTGATGCGAGCCTTGATACCGTCCTTACCCTCCACCGCGAAGTACACGACACCACCCTGTTTGGTTTTGAAACCCCTCCAGTTCTCACCACTGGCGATCGAATAAATGAGATCCAGAACCATGAAAGTTTTCCCGGAACCCGGAGGTCCGATAACCATGCCCACTTGTGACTTAGGGAGAATCCCCTTAATATGCCAAGGGATGAGGAAACCCGTAGCCGCGAAGTCGTGAGCCCGGGCTAGGTTAAACCGAGACTTCCTACGCGGTGGCACAAGGTCTAACATCAGATCCTCCCCCTCTACCGCAACGGGTAGACTAGGAACGAGCGGCTCGAAGTCGTTCTCGACTAGCCCCAACTCCATCAAGTAGTCCTCGGTGTGCCTGTCACTGCAGTGAGCATGCAGACAGTAGATGCTGGGACTATCGAAACCGTTGGTGTGCGCTGGAAAATAGGTGGTCGAGGTGATACTACCCTCCGAGCTATGTTCATGCGCGAACGGGCAGGTGATATGTACTCTGCCGTCACTCTCCGTGGCGAGTGTCATGCCCCTCTCTTCTAGGGTCTGCAGTAATGGGTCGGTGTTATGTATCGCTTCCATCTTAGTGGCTCGTGGGACCTTCGCGGGCGCTGATGGTTCCGTCGCAAACTCCGCTTCGAGTAAATCCCAAACGGACTCAGCCTGCTCCATACTGAGTGTCGGGATGTCTATCTCATCACTTGGGTAGGCAGACAGCCACTGGTACCTACTTCCACTCACATGTGTTCCCGCCGCTAACCACTGCTGACCCGTCGCCAGCCACTCTATAATTCCATGACTGCACTTGATGATACGCTTACCGTTGCCCGTACTTACTGGTAACCTGAACGGCATTAAAAACTTCGACGAGTCTTCCCGGTACCGAACAGGAAGGGCTCCCATCTGCGCTGGCCCTTGCAGGAACTTTTTGACCTTGTCGGACAGATCGTGGTCCTCGATGTCCACGTCGAACGCGTTGCAACCGACACCCCGGACACAGATACTATAGTCCGGCTCCCGGGGCCACTTCAAGAGTTCCCCGACAGTCGGTGTCTTGTTAGTCCACTCTTTAAGACCAACCATCTGACGACGTGAGTTGTAAATGCTCGGGAGTTTTCCTACGGTTGTTATCTTACTTCCGGGTGATATGGTGGCCTTCGGGTTGCTCACTGCTGGCAGTAAGTAATCGGAAAGTCCGAGTGTCTTGGAGAACAGCACCCACTCTTCTGGGGTTGCTCCCCAGCGAGTTTTTTCTGACATTTAATTTTATCTCCTGTTCAGGATTTTTAGTTTTGCCACGTAATGTGGAAAAGTCGAATAACTGAACAAGGGTAACTCACGGGGCTTTAAAAAGTCAACATGTTTTGCAAACACAACGGCAATCAACGGCATTGGACAGTCATTTTAAATTATTTTAAAAAATGTCTTGACATTTCGAAAACCCGCATGATACCTTATGTCTGAGGTTAACATTTATGAACTTACTTGGAGGAACAGAAAAATGTACAAGGCGCCTAAAACAATTATTAATCATCCAGCAGTACTTGAATGTGATGATGCCCAAGAGAATGGTTTTGATTATGTGTCATCTGGTAAGTTGGCCACATACGATGTTTTTTTAAAGGCCAACTACCGCTTTGACGTCGACGACAGAGACCGGCGAGAGATGAGGTTTGCCACAGTCAAAGAGTTCTTAGACGCGGGCGTGATTAAGTTATGGAATGAGGCGGAGTGGGAGGATGAAAATGACGACTTTTGAGGTGATAGCTTGGAGCTGGCCGACACTACTCTTATTTGGTGTATATACTTTGGCGACAGGGTATGTCATCGTAAAAATAATGAAAGGAGATATTTTAAGTTGACGAGTTTGGCAGATGAGAGTAGGATTAATTTTGTAGAAAAAGCCTCGCGCAGATCAGCCGGAACACATACGAGTGGAAGTAGGTTGCAGGCGTGACCCGGGACGGTAACCGGGATTAACTTTTATTTAAAACAACGAGGAGAATCAAATGCATCAAACAGATAAATATAGCACTAACTACGGCAACACCACGGGGGGTCTTCAAGCCCATAGTGTAGGGAGCATATACCCGCTAATTATGACAGTGGTGGGACCTAACTATGAGTACCAGCTCCTGCATGCAGTAACTGGTAAATACGGTAAGAGATATCCAACTTACAACGAAGCACTAGCAGGAGGTGTACCAGATGGAAAATAGAACAATAAGAGAAGAAGACAACGGAGTGTCCGACGAGTACGAGTATGACATTTACTGTGATGCCCTGCAAGATCAAGAGGACGCGAGGAGAGAGGTTAAGTTCGACGACAACTGGGAGAGGTACGATGGCTAACACTCGGAAAAAGAAAGACTCAGACCCCGCCAATTTTTTTGGATCAGAGTACGGCGAGGTCGGAGAGTACTCTACGCTGGTGATTGATGGAAATAGCATACACACCGCAGAGGGCGAGCAACTCTTGGACCCGGACGCGGTCAGGGGTATCAAAGACGAACTTCTTGATAAGGGGGCGGCTGAGTGAAAAAGTATAGGTTGTTATTGCAGCGCCCCTCTACGCGTGACGTTACAGAAGAGAGAACGGTTGAAGTGGAAGCCTTATCACTTAACGCAGCAATCGACAAGGCAGAGTGGAAATTAAATGAAACCACAATTCATAGAACATGGATCGCACATTGTGCTGAGGAGATATTGTAATGGTAATAATGGAACTTATAGATGGTGTACCGACAGTAACCGGGGGTCCGGTAACTAGCTTTGACCGGTACAAGGTGTCTGAACACTTGGGCACTGGCCTCTGTGGCCCTGGGGTCTTTCAAGGGTCCCCGGTCTGGTGCAGAGACTCCGAAATGGGCGTCATAAAGAACTGGTACACCGGAAAAGATATAACTGTCAAGGTGGAAAAGAAACGCAAAGAAAAAACCGATCTGGTGGAACATCTCGGTAACCTTGTCATACAAGCTAAAGTCGCGGAAGAAGTTATCGAGCTACTGCAGAATTATATTGACACGAGATGAGAAGCTCTGTAAAATGAAAAATTGCCTTGGAGGAGACAAAATGGACGACCAATTATATTCCCTGAAATCTGATTTTTATGTAACCCTAGAGACTAACGACAACAACCTTTTTCTATCAGTCTCAGTTGATGCAGTTATATCATCGCTGCTCGGCAAGTATGGGCTCAAGAATTACTACGTCACTGAACACCGGGAGTTTAGATCCGGAAAGAAAAAGAAGGGACTGAGGGTAACTATTATCCACCCGCATCAGGGCGGTGAAGAGTCACTAAGGAATGTGACGCAACTGTGCGAGGTGGTCGCGAGAGACTTTCAAACAACCTTCCGCCTCTCGTCCGTTGTTCTTGTGCATTCCGAGATCGCTGGAAAGTTAACGACAGAGGAGGAACTACCAGATGCTTAATCGTTGGTTAGGACCGAGGAAGAGTGAAGAGGAACACCGAGTAGGAGCGATAGTGTGGCACAACCCGCCGGCCGTGGCAAGAAGACTAGGGGACATGACCCCAGAGGAACTACGGACAGAGTTAGCTCAGATTCATGGGCATCTTAGAGCGGGGGGCACGATATCGATAAATCCAGAGGATCCACACCAACGAGTGTACTTCTTTGGCGAATAAGAGTACAATGCAGACTTTATAATTTAAAAACATAGGAGAAATACAAATGCATAGTTTAGGGATAATTATTAAAAACGATCAATCTGCTGTTGACAAACAGCTCGCCGAAGCACTAGCCGCAAATTTAGCGGCAGGCAAATCACCGTCAACCCTCGCTCAAGAAAAGGCACTCAATGAGCTTAAAGGGTAAATCTAACGACGAGATTATTTCGCTGGTGGAGGGACTTTCGAGTCCTACCACCCTCGAAGCGGAATTATTAAGAAGATTCATTGCACTAAAAGAGGAGACCGCCGTTGAAGAAGAGGAAGAAGACGGTTTTTTCATAGAAGTAGAACTTGAAGAAGAGGTAGAAAAAGAGGAAGAAGAAGAATCCCAAATGATGCCAATCGCGGTAGCTCAAGTGATTTGTGCAGTCGGGATGTTAGTAACAGGCACTAGTATACTATTGGTGGCCTGTTAAATAACAACATAAAGAGGAGTTTTATAAAATGATCGAACAAGATATCAAGGACCTTCAGAAGGCCGTGGGTGAACTTACGCTCGCATTCCAGAAATTCAGTAGTAAACCACCAGCAACACCAAGCTGCTGTGATGACTCAAAAGACAGTCCACAGGAGACGCCAGTGGCGACAACTCCCAAGAGTCCTACTCCGTCGGGAGGGTCACCCACGAGCCACACTTTCACTCAGATTAGGAGCGCGGTTATTAAGTGGATAGGACCACTTGCCCGTGAGGATAGGAAGGCCGCGAAGGCAGCCACTAAGAAACTACTGGATAAGTTCACCGGGGGAGAGCCACTTACCCAAGAAAATACACCAGAAGAGAGTTTTGGATTAATTCTGGAGTATATCAAAAGTACAGAGGCTAAGTAATGGCACACGCAACTCTTAGTCCCTCGGGTGCAGCTAAGTGGATGAACTGTCCGGGATCAGTAGCTATGGAGCAGGGGATGCCTAACCCTTCATCTAAGTTTGCTGATGAGGGAACCGCTGCTCACTTTCTCGCGAGCACTTGGCTCGAAGAGAACGGCAAGGCCCGTTACTACTTAGACAAGAGCATCGTTATCTACACTGACGAGACCGTGGACTTTGCGGATGACAGTGTAGACAAACCTATCCGTAGCACTTGGCCAGTAACCGAGGAGATGCTACAACACATACAGAACTACGTTGATAATATTCTTCACTACCAAAACGACGGCGAACTTTATGTCGAGCAGAGGCTACCACTGGAGCAGGTTACCGGCGAGACAGAAGCCTATGGTACTGCTGACGCGGTAGTGGTCAAGGAAAACGAGCTGCAGGTACATGATTTAAAATATGGACGTGGTATTGACGTTGACGCTAAAGATAATCTGCAACTGATTATCTATGCTCTCGCAGCTATCGTTAAATATGGACCTAAAAATAATATACGGATGGTGATACATCAGCCGCGCAAGAATAACTTCCCCGAGTTTAGTTTGGGAATTGAGGAAATTTTAAAAAAAGGGGAAGAGATACACGCCGCAGCACGGGACGCTAACGACGAGCTCGTGTTTGCTAATGAGGACAAGTCTAAGGTTCATACCGAGAAACTAGTACCTGGTTCTCACTGTAGAAATAACTTCTGCCGGGCTAGAGCGATCTGCCCAGCAATCACCGGGAGGGTTCTAGAAACGGTAGCTCTGAATGATTTTGAAGACATCACCGGCAAGAAAACGGAGCCCACGCTTAGTCAAAAGATGGCGATGATTCCGATTATCGAGGACTGGTGCAAAGCGATCCGAGCACAGGTGGAAGCGAAACTCTTCACCGGGGAAGACGTTAAAGGGTGGAAGCTGGTGCAAGGTAAGAAAGGCAACCGGAAGTGGGCGGACGCTGAGGCTATAGAAAAAGATATGCTGGCAATGAGGATAACTCACCGGTATGTGTATGACTATAAACTTGCCTCCCCTACCACACTGGAAAAACACGCGAAGGCGGGACATATAAATGGTCCACAGTGGATAAAGATCAAGAAACACATTACCCAATCAGAAGGCGTACCTTCGGTGGCAGCATCGTCGGACAAGCGCCCAGCGATAAGCGTCAACCCGAAGGATGACTTCGATGACGTGGCAGTAACCGATGCATTGAAGGGATTGATTTAAAACTTAAACAATAGGAGCAAAAGATGGCAAAAGTAAAATTAAGCAACGTACGATGTGCATTTCTAAGTACCCTCTGGGAGCCCTCAGAGTTTAAAGCAGGGGACGGCCGGTTTCGTCGGAGTGTTACGTTTTTAGTAGAGAAAGGAAGCGACAACGACAAAGCGATTCAAAAAGAAATTAAGGCCGTTGCTGCTGCCGCTTGGGGAACTAAAGCAGAAAAGCAGTTGAAAGATCTAGCACCCCAGTCTAACAAGTTCTGCTACATTTTCGAGAAGTCTAACAAAGATGGAGATGTCTTTGAAGGGTTCGAGGGGATGATGGCACTTTCAGGCAACCGTGGCGTAGCTAAAGGACCTATCTTGGTTCTTGACCAAGACGCTCGCACAGTGTTGGATGAAAACTCAGGCAAGTTATACGCCGGGTGCTACGTGAACGCTACTGTTGATATCTGGGCTCAGAAGGGTGAGTTCGCAGGCATCCGCTGTGTACCAATTGGTATCCAGTATGTGTCAGAAGGTGACGCATTTACAGGGGCGCCACCAGCACGTATGGACGACTTCGATGATCTTACCGAAGGCGCTAGTGCTGAAGAGGTAGAGTTAGGTTTAGGATAGAGTAGTAGTTGTACCAGAGGGGAACATTCCTCACCGTGGTTGGTCGCACGGAAATACCTCGATAGATATTTAGCTGTGGCCTCTGGTATATGTTCAGCGGCTAATTCATTGAAGACCTGTGTTCCTGAGATCATTGACAGGTTTCGGGGGGATAGACCACAAGATTAAGGGTACCTGATTTTGTACTGGGGAGTACAACGTCTGGAGGGGCGAGGAGGTCAGGTATCCACCCAACACATAAGCAAAGGAAAAGCGTGGACAAGTTATGGTACGACTGTGAGACATTCTCACCGGTCAACATTAAAGACGGCACCTACAAGTACACGTCTAACTGCGAGGTTATGTTAGTCACGTACGCGCTCAACGAGGGGCCAGTAAAAACATGGGACGTTACAGAGAACCCTTCTGTACCAGAGGATCTGAACCGTTTGTTGGCAGACCCAGAGGTAGAGGTGTGGGCTCACAATAGCATGTTTGATCGTACCGTACTTGTTCATAATTACCCTGATATGTGTCCTCCGATAGAGCGATGGAGAGACACAATGGTTCAGGCTTATATGTGCAGCTTACCGGGAGCCCTTGACAAACTCTGTCAAGCGCTGAATGTAGGCGAGGGCTTATCTAAGATGGATGGTAAGAAGCTAATCCGGCTTTTTTGTATCCCTCAGAAGAACGGCCCCGTTGTACGAGCTACGCGCCTTACACACCCAGAAGAGTGGGCGAGCTTTGTAGAGTACGCCAAGGGTGACATTAGCGCCATGCGCGAGTGCCATAGATTAATGCCTAGGTGGAACATGAATGAGACATGGCTCGGGGAATGGTTCCTCGACCAGAAGATTAACGACAGAGGTTTCTTTGTCGATACCGAACTGGCTACCGCCGCTATTGAATCAGTAAAACGTGAGCAAATAAAATTGAGCAAGAAGACTCAAGATGCCACAAGCGGCGATGTAGCCAGTACTACTCAGCGTGACAAACTGTTAGAGCATATCCTTGCACACCACGGGGTGGCGCTACCTGACATGAAGAAGGGTACCCTGCAGCGCAGAGTAGAGGACCCTGATCTTCCTCAGTCAGTGCGGGACCTGATCGCGATCAGGTTACAGCAGTCAGCCAGTAGTACTTCTAAATACGCCGCAGTAATTAAAGCAGTACAGCCAGATGGCAGGTGCCGAGGTACCATCCAGTTCGGTGGCGCCTCTCGTACACTACGAGCAGCGGGGAGAACATTCCAGCCGCATAACTTGCCTAGTCGGGGGCTACTCCCAGCTAATGAGATAGAGGACGGGATACAGTGCATGAAGGAAGGTACCGAGGGTCTCTTCTACGACAACGTAATGCACTTAGCCTCTTCTGCTATCCGTGGTCTGCTGGTCGCGCCTCCGGGTAAGAAACTGATCGTCTCTGATCTGTCGAATATCGAAGGAAGATTCGCCGCTTGGATAGCGGATGAACAATGGAAGCTCCAAGCGTTTAAAGAGTACGACGCCGGCACAGGGCACGATCTGTACAAACTATCCTATGCTAAGTCTTTCCATATTAACCCTGAAGAGGTGTCTAAGTCACAACGAGATATCGGGAAGGTGCAGGAGTTGATGCTGCAGTACGGAGGAGGGGTGGGCGCGTACGTCACTGGAGCAATGAGTTATCGGTTTGATATCGAGAAGATGGCGCAGAACGCATGGGACAAGATACCATCCAAGACGATAACCGAGTCCGAAGGGTTCTACGAGTGGGCGCTGAAAAAAGATATGCCCAGTTTCGGGATCAGTAGGGAGGCCTATATAGTGTGCGATTCTTTCAAGAGGCTATGGAGGGAGGCTAACTCTAACATCTCCACCTACTGGGACACGTTACACAGTGCAATTATCAGTGCGGTTGGGAGACCCGGAACTCCGTTCGTAGTAGGCTCGTTGGTCGCCCAGCGGGATGGTAGTTGGTTAAGAATTAGATTACCGTCGGGCAGGTACCTGTGTTACCCTGGGGTTCGTGTAAACGACGACGGAGAAGTTAGTTACCTCGGGGTTAATCAGTACACCAGAAGATGGGATCGGATAAGATCTTGGAAAGGTAAGTTCTTTGAGAACATATGCCAAGCCGGGTCAAGAGATGTTTTGTATCACCCGATGCAGAAGATGGAAGATGAAGGTTATAAGATTGTCTTGCATGTACACGACGAGATTGTAGCAGAGGCACCGGACACAGCAGAGTATAGCATCGAGAGACTCGATGAACTGTTGTCGACAGGTGCGGACTGGAGTACAGGTTTACCGCTGTCCGCAGCAGGATTTGAAACGTACCGATATAGGAAAGGATAAATGATATTAATAGGCATCTGTGGTAGAGCTCGGTCAGGTAAAGACAGTGCAACTGACTATCTAGTTGAGGACCGGGGGTTCGCCAGATATTCAATGGCAGATCCAATACGTAAGATGCTGTCCCAGATTGGAGTTTTTTACGACAGTGATAATGAAAAGGAATCTCCACACAAAGTACTAGGTAAGTCTCCCCGTCAGATGATGCAAACCCTAGGCACAGAATGGGGTAGGGAGTGTGTGGATAAAGATATCTGGCTGAAGCTCGGGCAAGAGGCTGTTAGTAAAGCAGAGTTACACTTCTACTCTGGGGTAGTGATACCTGATATCAGGTTCCAGAACGAAGCAAACTGGGTGAAGGAGAATGGTACTCTGATACAGATCGTACGCCCAGATAATGTGGAGGTATCTCCACACTCATCCGAAAACGGAGTGCAGGGAGCAGAGTACGTGGTACACAACAACGGGAGCCTAGGGGATTTATACCGGGCAGTCGACATTATTATGGAGAAGGTAAGTGCAAAAGAAAAGGCATTCAGTACTTGAGCAGGTAGTTAACCTGAGTATAGGTTATACCGTTGCGGTGTTCACTCAGACAATCATGTTTCCGATGTTCGGGATATACGCTTCGGTAGGAGACAATATGATAATTGCAGGAGTATTTACGGTTATATCTTTCTTTCGGGGTTACGCTGTTCGCAGACTCTTTAACTGGTTACAACTGCGAGAGGTTCTGAGATGAACGCATACCGGGAAGGTAAGGATGCCTGCTTTCATGGGGACAGGGAAGAGGACAACCCGTATGAAGAAGGTACCGAGGCCAGCGAACATTGGCTTGAAGGATTCTATCACGAAGAGGTAATGGAGAAGACTCACAAGGGGAGGCAAGAATGGCAGTGAAGAAGGTACTTGAAAGGGACATTAAAAAGTATTTGCTGCAGGAAGTTAAGAAACACGGGGGGATTGCCCGTAAACTTAGCTACGAGAATAGGAAGAACGCCCCAGACTGGATGATCGTTTTAAATGGAATGGTGTTAATAGAGTTGAAGAAACCGGGCGAGTTACCTAGCCCAGCACAACAACGGGAGATAGACGAGATAATTAATAACGGTGGAAGAGCGGGTTACATTAATTCTCTCAAAGGAGTGGACCAACTAATGTATAGTATGCGTCCCTCGCTGTTGCCACATATTATATTTAGTCCGAGTACGCGATGAAAGACGATGATGATGATCACTATAAAAAATTGTTCGAGGATTCCGGGTACGCCGCGCTTATTGCCCCTCCCAAGGTAGAGGCAGTTACCGGAGAAGCAAAGGTTTGCAGCCACTGTGCCGAGAATCTAAGACACCTGTTAAAGTCAGGAAAATATGATGCGTATTGCTCCGAGTGTCGATCGAAGTTTAACAAGGAGTATGGGACACGAAGGAGAGAGCGGATGAACCGGTTTAAGGACAGAGCAGCCCCGGTCACCCTGGGCGCAGTATTCCCGAGGAAGAAGTACACAAGACGATGAAACGCGTACCTTTTAAAGCGAGAGAGTATCAGAAGCTGGCGATCGAATTCATCATGGACAACCCACGTTGTGGAGTCTGGGCCGAGATGGGTTTGGGTAAGACAGTGTCTGCACTGACAGCCGGAAACCAATTGGAGTCTATAGGTTTCAAAGGACCCACGTTGATCATTGCTCCGTTGCGGGTTGCCCGTACTGTATGGACAGATGAGTCACGTAAGTGGGAACACCTATCAGGTACCAGTGTCATGCCAATACTCGGGACTGAGTCCGAGCGAAGACGAGCCCTTAACTATGACGCTCAATACTATACTATTAATTATGAGAACATCCCTTGGTTGGTTGAGTACCTTGGTGATAGGTGGCACTTCAGGAATGTGATTGCTGATGAGTCTACTAAGCTGAAAGGTTTTCGGACCAGGCAAGGAACGGCGCGAGCAAAGATGTTAGCTCGTGTGATACACACGAAAGTTAAGAGATATGTAGGACTAACAGGTACGCCAGCGCCTAACGGACTGATGGATCTGTGGGGTCAGACATGGATGATTGATCGCGGTCATCGACTAGGACTTTCTTATAGTGGGTTCAGGGATAGATGGTTTAACTCTGACTACATGGGTCGCAGCTATACCCCAAGAGAGAACGCACACAAAGAAATATACGCTGCGCTGTCTGACATATGTATCTCGCTACGTGCTAAGGACTGGTTCGATTTAAAAGAACCAATAGTTAACAACATCTACGTTGACCTCCCGGTGAAGGCGCGAAAGATATATGACAAGATGGAAAAAGAATTTTATATCGAGTTGGAGGGGAAAGGGATCGAGGCGTTCAATGCTGCGGTAGTGTCAGGTAAGCTGCTGCAGATAGCTAATGGGGCAGCCTATGTTGACCCGGACGCATACACGGACGATCAACCCACAGCTAAAGAATGGAAGCTGGTACACGATGCTAAGATAGACGCCTTGGAAGAAGTAATAGAAGAGGCTGCAGGAATGCCCGTGCTAGTGGCGTACAACTTCCGTAGTGATCTCGCAAGACTTATGAAGGCGTTCCCCAAGGGTAGGCCTTTAGATGACAGCACAGAGACGATAGAGCAGTGGAACAGAGGAGAGATACCAATACTATTCTCTCACCCGGCCAGTGCAGGACATGGATTGAACCTGCAGTACGGGGGTAATATCATTTGTTTCTTCGGGCACAATTGGAACCTGGAGCATAGGATGCAGATGCTAGAACGTATCGGTCCAGTGCGGCAACTGCAAGCGGGGTTTGACAGGAACGTATTTGTACACAACATCGTTGCAAGAGATACGATGGATGAGGTAGTGCTACAAAGGATCGAAGGTAAGAAAGATGTACAAGAACTTTTGTTAGAAGCTATGAAGAAGAGGAAGAAATGACAGACGAAGAAGAGCTCATTGCAGCGATGCAGATGGAGGTAACTGAACTGAGAAAGGCTATTGGGTATCTTGAAACGATGATTCGCTATGCTCAGGGCAACCAAGCGCCGAAGGTTAAATTGACGTTGATCCAAGGAGGAAAAAGAAAATGAGTAATCCTGATGCATCCGTAGAAACCGGCAACTACTGGATTTACGACAGACCACCAGCAAACGCCAGTAAGAAAATGTTGCTTCTGACTCAAGGCAAGATAGCTATATTAGGTGATTGGAATAACCATAAACATGGGTGCATCGCCTGGCATGGTTTGCCAGATAGAGATAAACAATTAGAACGTAAACTAGGGGTATAAAGTGATTCATAAAATGATAAAGAAAAAGAGAGACACGTCTTCACTATCGCCATGCCGGACAGCATACACTACTGAGCATGAACTCAAGTTCATTAATAACTTAGGTAAGTATTCTAGGAAAGTAAAGAGGGCTCGCGAGCAGTTGCTAATTAACTATATAATTACTTCGATGTCACGACACCGGTGGGGAGAGATAGATTCTAACGAAGTACAAAGCGCAGCTATCCTTGCTCTAACGGAGGCTCATAATAATCCGGGTTGACCTTACTACTCGGTTGTCTCCTTAGCTTGAAGAGATTCATACCTCTCTTTCAACTCTTGCACGACACGTAAGTGATCTTGACACAGAGTTAGTCGGGCGTTTTCACGCTCGGCGGGGGCGAGGATTCGAGTAAGAACTCCTGCTTCAAGTCGTTCCAGCTTTTCAGATAGCTCCCTTGCTCTCTGGTCGGTTCCAGCAAAGCGCTCGGCGGCTTCTGATAAGGAACTAATTCTATCTTCTGCGGTACGTATAGTGTTCTTGTCACGCACCCGCTGACTAGCATAACTATCAATAGCAGTGTTAAGTTTATCAATTTGTAAGACATACTCGTTCTCCATTGCGTTTAGTTCGGCCTCATAGACTCGCGTGAGTGTCTCAAAGTTCTTGTCTGCTGCGGTACTGTTAAGGTGTACCTGGCTCTTGAACTGTTGAAACTCTGTAGATATTCTATTGATCTGAGGGATCATAGAGTTTTTACCGGACTTGTATATGAACCATGTGTACGTGCCTACGGAACCGACTACGAGTACCAGTATCGTGGTCCACTTACTAAAGGTGATCCAAGGGATAGGCAACATTAGATAGGGATCCAGTTACCCGGAGCGGGTTCTTCTGTATCGTGTTCCTTAGAAAGTCTACGCAGTTCCTTTACCCCGTCCATTGTTAGCTTACGAACCTCGTACTCCATTATTAGTACGTAGTCTGTGCCTTCTTCTTCAATTAGGCATCCGATGTAGTGCCCAAGCCATTCCCCTTGCACCCCAGTATTTTTAGAAGTCATAGACTCACAACTATACTGGTTATACCCACGGTTGGGGCTGTAACCCGGCATATTTGCGTTGTGGTCTGCCTCGACTGAGGAGGAAATAAATAGTATTAGTATTACTATAAAACTTATTTTTAAAAAAGTTTCTCTCACTTGGGCCCTCCTAGTATGGTCGATACGTTCTCTTACTCGTAGCCCTCGTTTGAAGATGACACCAACCAGGAGTAAACTTTGGAGCCTCCCGGTATAGATCTGTCCGATCTAAGACGCCAGGATTTTTATCTATCCAAGTATCTAGTCTATTCCCAGCGTCGTACACGTCTACTCCCATACCTTGTTTATGCGAGGATCCTTTGACCCCGGTTCGGGACTGTGCAAGTCGAAAACCCCCGTCCCCAGATCCGCCTCGACTTCCAGATATCTGAGTACCAGTGTCTAGATCCTTCTCGAGCTTAATCCCTGTCGAAACCTCGTACTCACACAGTAGGGTGTTGACCCTATTGAGCAGTATGATAGCGTTATCTTTCCGTACGACGGTAGCGTACGGATGATCTATACGGTTACCGAAGTACTGAAAAAAACTAATCATTACTTTTTTGGCGCCTCTTTAGTTAAGAACAAGAACAGTGAAGCTAGTACAGCTACCCCGGCGGTGATGATCCCTGTCAAATCTGCAGGTACCAATATGCCTACTGAAGCTAAACCAGATACCACTACACCTACGAGTCCTGCATAGGAGGTCTTTTCTTTTAGTCTGTCTCTTAGCCATTCAATCATAATTTATTTCTCCCTTGTGGTTAATAATATTGAATCAATCCTATTATGTGCTTCATCTGCCGTCTTTTTTGCATCCTCAGCTAAACGGATGGCGCGTAACAAATCTCCTCGGATCGCGAAGTATGTTCCACCACACATGAAGGCGGTTGTGATCATCCAAGGAACCCAGCCGGTGTTAAAAAATTCATACATCTTTTCTCTCCTTACTCGCGAAAAATGGAGTCCTTTGCTTCTAAGGACGTTACTCGCTCACTCGTTAATAATGACCGAATGGTGTTAGCTGTGATCCTTTCTTTTTGGTTCTTGTCGATCTCTTCTGACCTACCAATTTCTTCCTGCAGATCCGCTTTTAACTGGGCTACCTCTATGCTTACATATCCGATAACAGATACTAAGGTGGTTAGAGCGAGTCCTAAGATCTTTTGATTCAAATTTGACATTATCCCGTTACTCGAATCAGTAAGAACGCTAATCCGTACGCACAAACAATGCCGGCATAAGCAAACCAGAGATCTCTATTCCATAATTTTACCCGGCCATTCCTCTGGTAGTATTCCCGGCTCAAAGGAAATAGTATTACTATCCAAGCAAACCATAGTGGTTGCCATAATATTAATGCCGCAGGAACAAAAGCTATTGCCCAGTGCGCCGGCTGATTGACAAGCCATTCCATTGCCCAACTTCGATCTTTACTCATTTACGGTCCCTTACTTTATTTTACAACAGCCTGTGGTCTACCTTTTTTATCTACTGCCACATAAGTTAATAGAGCTTCTGTTACCTTAATACATATCTCTTCATTTCCTTCTCGTGGGCCACGTTGTGCGTACACCTCAACATCTACTTCAATGGAGGTGTGTCCTATCTTAGTAATCTTAGTGTAAAAGCTAACAAGATCACCCACAAATACAGGATGCTTAAACACAAAACTATTTACTGCAACAGTAACTACCCTCCCAGTTGTATATCGAATTGCTGCAAGGCTTCCCGCCATGTCAACCTGTGACATTATCCAACCGCCAAATACATCTCCTGCATGATTAGTATCTGTTGGCATAGTAACTGTCCTCATCGTTGGGTCACAGTCTTGTGGCAATGCCGTATGGAACGCATCTGCTAAGTTAGTTTTGGGCTTTGTTCCATTTTCAAAGACATATCCTTCCACTATTTATTTTCCTCTAATTTAGCAATTCGTGCCTCTAATGATTCAATCACAGTTTGTTGCTCTTGGACAGTTTTGACTAGTAAAGGTACGAGTTTAGCTTGGTCAATTCCCTGCAGTACAGGCTCACCATCCTCATCTACTTCATCCTTGACACCTGTGACAGATTCAGGCACTACCTCTTGCGCTTCATGTGCTAAGAAACCATCAACTGTAGTGTCAGGGTCAGCGATAAAGTTGAATCTTGCAGGTTTAAGTTTCTTTAACCTTTCTGTCGCACTCCAGTCATACTTTACATTCTCTTTTAGGCGATAATCTGATGTTGTATTGTAAGACACCGCCGTGGTTGTAATGCCTATTGTGCCTTTAATTGTGCCAGTACGGCGTAAATCCACAATCGTGCCATTATTACCAGTTCTATTTAGCGCGAGTGGGTTACTTTGATACCTTGTTGCGGCGAGTAATCCCCCATCTCGTATAGCAATACCATTATCTGCGGTTGAGTCCGCAGCATTATCCCACGGGGCGGCATCGGTTGTGCCAACAAGGAGGTGACCTGCCGTAGTAATACGCATACGCTCTGCAACAGCTACACTTCCAGTTGGATCACCTGTAGCAAAAACCATATCTACTTTATTATCTGCCGATTGATTAACACGCGATCCAGTAATACTTGCGTAGTCAATCATACTTCCACCAGAATTTTGTTGGCTAAATAATAGTCCGCCACCGTTACCAGTAGCAGGATTAGAGCCAGTAGTCTGTATTCTTACTATCCCATTTGTGACAGGTGATGATGTGACTGCGCCAGCAATATCTAGTTTATTACTTGGAGCAGTGCCTATACCTAAATTCCCACTATCTTTAGTCATTGTAGCCATAACACCAGTAGACTCATCTGCTATTACAAGATTACCACCTTCATTTTTAATACCCCATGTTTCCGTGGTGTTCTTTAGTAGTACCTCGGCAATATCAGTTGTGGTAGCTTCTACTTGCAATCCAAGTCTACCTGCATGAGCTACATGAAGCTTTTGAGCAGGAGCTGCAGTACCTATACCAACATTACCTGCGCTAGTAATCCGTAATTTTTCTGTATTGCCAGCACCATCAGCGCGAGTTGAGAATGCTAAATAGGAAGCAATATTCGCGCTAGTTGCATTTTCTTTAGCACCTTTAATTACAGCCCACGTAGCATATTTATTATCGGAGTCAGTTGATTTTCCGGCAAAAGCAATTTGACCCCCAGTATCGGCTGCCTGTGCTGTATTTGAAATAACATTTAGATTGCCATAACTGCTAGTTAGCGCAATATTTGCACCTTCAATAATAGCTTCTGCTGCTCCGTCCGAGCCAGAAGCCACAACTGCCGTTCCTGCGCCTAATGTGTGATTTTTAGCTAGAGGAGAAGTAGCACCTATACCAACATTACCTGAAGCACTAATTGCTGCAGTGGTTAATGTGCCTGTAAGAGTAGGAGATGCACTTAACACAGTATTGCCCGATCCTGTAGAAGATGTTACTCCCGTACCACCACTAGCTACAGCTAATGTGGCACTTAATCCTGCTGCTGTTCCGCTAGTATTTTGATTTAATGTGGGGAATGAACAGTTGGTTAATGTTCCACTTGCAGGTGTACCTAACGCAGGAGTAACTAAAGTGGGCGAAGTCGCAAAAACAGCAGCTCCACTACCTGTTTCATCAGATAAAACACCCCTTAGTTGTGCGCTAGTTGTCGCAGCGAATTGTGATAAGTTTCCTGATGTTAGGGCATCGCCACCTCCAGCAGGGTTTTCCCATGCAGGTGCGCTTGTTCCTCCAGTACTTGTTAATACTTGCCCGTCAGAGCCATTAGCTAGTAAGGCTGTAGTATTAGCAGAAGACTGATAAAGAACTGATCCTCCTGCTCCTCCTGCCACGTTGGTAGCAGTAGTAGCTGTTGTTGCGTTTCCCGTTGTGCTTTGATTTAATGTTGGAAAAGTGCAGTTGGTTAGTGTACCAGAAGCAGGTGTTCCGAGAGCAGGAGTCACAAAAGTTGGACTTGTAGCAAAAACAGCAGCCCCACTACCTGTTTCATCACTTAATGCTGCTTTGAGATTAGCTGAAGAAAATGAGCCTAATGTGGTTGCATTACCACTACTGGTAATATGTCCTGTCAAGTTTGCATTAGTGGTTACATTACCAGAAGTAAGTCCAGCAGCAGTTCCTGTCAGATTAGTTGCTACTCCACTTGCCGGAGTGCCAAGCGCAGGAGTGACTAATGTAGGACTCTCAGCAAAAACAGCAGCACCAGAACCAGTCTCGTTAGTTAATGCTGCTTTTAGTTGTGCTGAAGTAAAGCTGCCTAATACTGCTGCATTGCCCGAACTAGTGATATGTCCTGTAAGATTGGCATTAGTACTTACATTTCCTGCGGTAAGCCCTGAAGCTGTGCCTGTTAAATTTGTTGCAACTCCTGAAGCGGGTGTTCCGAGAGCAGGTGTAACGAGAGTGGGGCTTTCAGCAAACACTAACGCTCCCGATCCTGTTTCATTAGATATTACTCCAGCCAATTGTGCGCTAGTTGTAGCAGCAAATTGCGATAATGGGTTAGCTGTTTTAGCGTCGGCACTGTTTGAGTCAACCCAAGCGCTTCCATCCCATACCATCAGTAAGTTTGTTCCTGTGTCCCAGTACAAAGCACCGGTCAACAGCGCCTCTCCATCATTGTCGGTTGCTGGCCCACTCCCTTTAGCCCCTAGGTACCGATCATCGAATGAATCATAAGAAGCAGCAGCAGCGGCGGCACTAGCACTGGCGTTACTGGCCTGCGTACTTGCAGTGCTTGCACTATTACTAGCATTACTAGCCTGCGTACTTGCAGTGCTTGCACTAGTACTAGCATTACTAGCGCTCGTGCTTGCCGCACTAGCGCTCGTACTTGCCGCACTAGCGCTCGTGCTTGCCGCACTAGCGCTCGTACTTGCCGCACTAGCGCTAGTACTGGCATTGCTTGCTTGCGTAGTGGCAGTGGCTGCGGATGCCGCAGCACTAGTAACTGCACCGGTTGTGGTAGCTACGTCAAAAGTGATCGCTGAGGTCCCGATTACAATAGGGTTCGCGGTGGTAACTCGGAATATGCTCCCGAGATTTGTTGAACCTAGCGCCGCCGGAACCCAAGTCCCTTGGAGTATGTCTCTGTCGCCATCGAAATCAGGTGCTCTAAGCCAAGTGCTAACCTGACAGATGTATATACCGTTAGTTGTAGTATCTGTTTGATCCTTGACCAGTACCCGGTCCTCAGCAACAACCGCTACCCCGTCGATCGTCTGTGTGCCTACTAAGGTTATAGCAGCAGTAGTCGCTACGACAACGGGAGCTTTCACCCCTAGCTGGCCTGTTAGTCCTCTGCCTCTGTCTGTTTGTGTAACCATGTTTATTTCCCTGTTGCCGTCCAATTAAAGGTGCGGGCAACATCTTGCCCGTGCCTTATAGTAAACCCTGAGGTTGTAATTTTAATTGTCATTACTTGCTTCCTTTAGGATATTTGTCTTTAACAGCTTTAATAGTTGCAGCCATTTCATCAGGAAATGCTCCCGCATGGTACAAAGCATCTAATTGCTCTCTAATTGGCGGATACTCGTTTTTCCTTTTAAACTTATAACCTTCTGGATCAACCCAAGCATCAACCAGTTTTTGATCTATGGTTACTTTCTTTCCATTTTTATCACTAGCCCCTTCTGTATCATCAATAGTAACGACATTTGGATATAGTTTATATATTGCTTTATGAGTCATTATGCTCCTATCTCCATTACTGTTATTGAGGATGCACCTCTTGGATCATAACCTGTTGTATCTCTATCTTGCTCAGTTCGGTTAATGTAGCACGTATGACCGCCATCCTTTCTTTGTGATGCTTGAACTTTATATGTAGTAGCACTTGTAGTAGACGGAGAATCCAAATAAGTAGCAGAACTTCTCTGCATAATGCCATCCCCACTATCATTTTGTGAAAAGGAAATTGTATCTCTAGGTCTATTACCTGCTGCATTCCCTTTATATAGTTGTGTTGTACCCCGTAATAATTGGGCATGACTAACAAAATGACTAGAAGATATGAATAAATCCACTGTTACTAATATCTTACTGGATGCAGATGTGGGAGTAATAGTGACTGATAGACCACTAACATCTACTAATGATGTTGATGTTGTAGAAAAAGCATCAGACTTTACTGCCTGTAATACCTGTAACACCTTGCCAGGACCACTAGTCCTACCAGTACCACCAGATGCTGCTGGTAATGGAGTAGTAAGTGCTAAACCATTAGCTGTAATCCCATCCCCTCCTAACACCTGAAAGGCTTTACCAGAAGCTAGAGTGTGAACACGCATATTACCATTGTAGTTATCAAGCTGAACATTAGGATTTGATGCCGAGCCCTTTAAAGATATTTCGCCACCCTCGGCAGCATCGTCTTGTGCATTTACGTCTAAGTAACCACAAGTTAATGTGCCTGTAACAGTACCTCCAGCACTGGCTACCGCGCCTAAAGTAGTCCTCGCTGCCGATGCGGTTGTGTCATCGAGCAGGGTTGCTATAAACGCAGAAGTAGTAAGAGCCGGGTGTATGGTAAACGTAATGGCAGTAGTACCGATCGTAATTATGTTAGCCGTAGCGACATACCAGATGGTTAACCCATTAGTAGTTCCTTGTGCTACTGATACGAGAGTACCTTGCAGTATGTCCTTCTTACCGTCCCAGTCCGGGGATCTTACCCAGGCTGTATCCTGCACCGTATAGATCCCGTTCTCAGCTCCTAGAGTCTGGTTCTTGACCAACACGCGATCTTCAGCAACTACTGATATTCCATCAATAGTTTGTAACCCATACAGGGTAATATCTTCAGTCGTAGCAGCGGCCACTGGTGCCTTGATGCCCAGTGAACCGGTGAGTCCTTCTGCTCTATTTGTTTGTACGGATATCATGTATAAATGTTACCTTAATTCTAAGCATAGATCTATTACCTCTTATATGGTGGTCCTACCAATAGTACCGGTACCGCGTCACTAGGGTCTGTATCCCCCGTGTATAGAGACCATATCCCTTCGGCTGTTTCGGAGACCTGTCCTAGAGGTAGGTGTAACGCTATTCCAGCCACGTTCGCTGCAGCCTTCCAGAAAGCTACGTCTGTTTCTCCCTCGTCCTCGATCGCCTGCCCTAGCTGTTTACCTAACTTCGAGGTATCAGAGAAGAGCCTCATCCCCGCCGGACCAGACCACTTAAAATAATCAGGTTGATCCGTCGCTTGGTTGTATAAAGAGGTCGCAGATACTGTTAGTTCTCTTACAGGCACCGCTTGTCCAAGAATAAATGATATCTGTTCGTTAGCATACTGGTGTTTTAGACAGTCCCACTCCCATTCACACTCCCGGTTCAGAGCCTCTCGTAGCAACACAGTGTAGATAACTGGGAACAGGTTGAGTAACAACACGTTACTAGCAAATTCCATTATCGCAGCAAAGCTCTTGAAGTTTGTCTTCCGGTAGTTTTCCACGTTCAGATTATAGGTAGCAGAGAAATAACTATAGAAATTTGTTAGGGTTTTAATAACAGGCCCTAGTCTCTGTACCTTTGCAAGATCTTTTATCTGACCACCGGACTGTGAATCTAGTACCGCTTGATCACCTAACGATGCTGCTGTGTCTTCTATCTTTTTCCTTTCTGCTTCGTTATTAGCTTTGTCATACCCTAATTGCTCGAGTCCTTTCTCGTAGGCACCGATCCATGTTGGTATATCTACCAGTCTCTGCATCTTAGCGATCATAACGAAAGCACTAGCTTTCACATTGGTTAGTTGTTTAGCACCCCGTACTTGGTTCATCACCTCGCTTACTTCACGCTGCATGGTACTCGCACGAGTCACCATCATAGGAGACATACTGTTAACGAAGTCATTGGCAGCCATCGGGTTAGTCATGAACCTTTTCAGGCCCACGATAGACCACTTGGTGCCTATCCGGGCCATAGACTGGAACATACCACTCGGCTGTAGTAGAGCAGTAGTAACTCTCCAACCCATGCCTACTACCGTTGACCCTACCCGGATGTGATTGAACGCTGTATCAATTCCGTTCTGCGATCCTACGTCTCCTATTGCTATATCGTTTAAGGAGTCCTGCATCTCTTTGTATATCGTTGGCCCATAGTGTCTTCGGATAGCTGGCTCTAACGCCTTCAGCATCCGGTTGGCATCTGTTAGATACCTTTGCCATGCCAGTCTATGGGTAACCTCACCTACGTGCGATGTGATCACACTAAAAGTCAATTTAATCGGTCGATTGTGAACCTCTTCTGCTCTCTTCTGTACCGCAGAATCTCTAGTCTGAGCATTGCCGAAGGCTCCTTGCATCGAGGTCCTTGTTGCGTTCAGGGCCTCAAACATCTCGGACCTAACAGAGAGTTTAGCATCGTACTTAGCGGGAAAGTAACCACCACGGTAGGTACCGAACTTAGTCTGTATTGGCTCTGCTTCTACCCACGTAGGTGTCATCCCGGTGAGCTCTTTCTCTAACGCACCCATCGGCTCCCGGTAAGTCTCGAAGTAATCTAGTACTCCCTGTACAAAATCCCACTCCCCTTTCGTGAGGGTATCTAATATCTTAGCCGCAGTGTCCTCGTCGATTGCCCTGTTGTTGGCTAGTCCACCACTTAGTAATCGCTGCCTGTTACCTAAGTTCCCCCAGTTTAAAGCGAACATGATCCGGTTTTCCTGTGACATAGATAGATCAGTTCCAGGTACTATTCCCATCTTATTAAATAAGTTCTCTGGGACTACGTCTAACTCGAACATTTTAAATAAGTTAGCCATTACTTCGGTTGCCTGTCCTTTCATCTCAGCTTCTTCTGCCCCAGCCTCATTCATACCACGGGAGAAGAACTGTTGCATAGGTCCACCATCTTTACCACCATCCATTTCTCTTGCAAGAGAACTAAACTTACGATGCATAGCGATAAGGGCTCGTGCAGCGTCTTTTATCTGGCCCGCTTTCGACTCATCGGTAGCTTCATCGTTAACTACCCTGTTAGAGTTGTCTACGATAGATTGCATCATCTCGGTTGCTACGATCTCGAACTCTCGCTTATCTCTCGCGTTGAGTAGTTTCTTCTTCAGTCTTCCTAGATGTTCTATGTGGTCAACGGCTTCCATCAACCCGTCTAGTTGTCCGGTGGTCATTTCTTTATAGCTCATCGTCTTCACAGAGTCTATCAGCTCTGTATCAAGAACCGGCTGAAACCCAAACTCTAAAACCTGCTCATCCATCCACTCGGCAAGTGTTCTCTTCTTATCGATAGCTTTAAGGGTCTCTCCTTTCTTGAACCTAAATGGGCTGAGTAGATCAAAGATCTGTTCTAAGTACCCAGCTTCTAAACTCTTGAGAGTACTCTTGCCCTCTAATTTTTTAACATGGTTGATGTGTTTATCTACATTCTCAATAGCCTCCCGTACTGCTTTCGCCAGGTGGTTATTAAGTAACGCGGCCTGTTGTCTAGCGGCAGCACCCACTGGATCTTTAGCGGCTAACTTCAATGCTTCTTTGTTAGCTTTAGCTTCTGCCCTGTCATACTGACCTGGACGAAGATCCCTAACTTTCATCTTAGCTACCCGTGCGGCGGCGGCCTCCTTAGCAGCTTTATTAATCTGTGACACAGACAGAGGGGACTTGGTAAGCATCTTTAACCCTGTAGCCATCATCCGAGCCCTTACTTTATTATGTATCGCCTTATCAACTGCTTTCTTCCTATCCTCTTCTGTAGCTAGATCTGAGTGTTCTTCTACCATTCTCTGGTCGGTAAGAGCGTCTATCTTTTCTTTCTTGTTAGGCGCGTCTAACAGATGTTGAATGAAAGTACCAGCATGCTGGAAACCAAAGATCTCTCCGACCTGTTGTGGGTCTAGTCCCGTAGTACTGGTCATACCGCGTAGTGATAACGGATCTACACCTAGGTCCTTTACCGCCTGAGTATTTAACTTGTGCCCTTCCGTTGCTTCTATTTCCTCCCCTGTTTCAGTAGTCATCTTGCCAGTTTTCAAGAACGCTATAGCTCTATAGATGTCTTCCTTCTCTACTGCCTCGGTTACCTGTTCGCGGACCACCTTACGCTCTGCGTTAGCCGTAGCCTGTAGCGCTTTCAATGCTTTATCTTGAGCATTAGACAACCATTTCATATCTCGTATGCTACGAGAGGTCAGGTCCGTAATAGCCTCCTGAGTAGCTTCATTGTGTTGATCAATATACTCTTTGAACTTAGCCTCAGAGGTGCCAGATTCCTCTGCACTAGCAAACATTGGCATGTACTCTCGGATCTTTTCAGCCTCCGCGATACTCTCTTCTGAAGCCATCATCCTACCGAACACAGCTCTTACTTCATCGTTTAGTTTACGTGCTCTTGGGTGTGTCTTTAGGAAGTTCTCTATGTCCTTGTACACACTTAACAGCCACTGACGGAAACGTGTGAACGCTCCCTGCAGCTCTATGTTAGGCGCCTTACCTTCCAGTGTGAATAGTTCAAACGATTCTGCAAACTGTTCATGGTACTCGGTCTGTTCTTTTACGGTCATTCCATACCATTCATCTGCAGATACTCCGAACCAGTCCATAATAGTCTGGAAGTCTTCCTTGACTGTCTCGCTGGCATTTTCCTGTGCTGCGATCTGTGACAGAGCATGGAGATAGAAGTGCCCACTCTCATGTATGACTGAGGATAGGTTAGCTCCCTTCAACAGATTGATTGTGAAGGTACTAGGATCGTACTGTGCGAGTGGTTCTTCTACTGGTCCGGGTTGAGAGAACAGTTTGATTTTACTACCGATTACAGCGTCTCTCATGGATTGATCTATCTGGATGCCGGGTTGTTTGTCCCCCGAGAGCTTCTTGAGAATCGCCCTGTTGCGATGTTCTTCAGCTTCTTCTCTAGTCGACCAAAAGTATTCCTCGTCTGTCCACTCCCCAGCGTTGTTTAAATACCGCTCTTTGAGGAAGTGTGCGTCGTCATGGTGATCGATTACCGATATCTGGCCCGGTGTTAGCTCCGAAAGTCTTATTAAGTTGCGGAAGGACCCTTCGCCCCGCTCGGGAAGTAGCACACCAACCTCACCAACCTCAGTGGTACTGCCTAATTCTTTTGCGATTCGGTTCATCTGGCTGGCAGCGGTCAGCTCATAGAGTTGTGCGAAACCTGTCTTGGTAACTTTCAGACTATCACCCTTTATGCTCCCAGACTGTTCAGGGTTCTCCCGGATCTGGTCAGCCATAGCCTTACCGATTGAAGCACTTAATAAGTTTTCTTCTACGTGGGTGTTGACTACTTCTCTTCCTAAACTTGATCCCAAGTCGGCTTCTATTGCTAAGTACTCGTCTATGTAGATGTCTATCTGCGAAGTATCAAAGTCGCCATTGATAAGATCAAATCCTATTACCGTCTCTTTCCACCCATCCCTTCCATGTTCGTGAACCTTAGCTATTACCATCTGTAACCCCTGCCCGGCACTTATATTTCCGAGGTCGTTTAAGTCTCTTGACATTTGATGTCTAGCGTTTACAAATATATCCTCCGGCATTCTCTCATTCACTTGGTGGTGTCTTTCAAGTGCATCTTCTGCCACGCCTTTAACCCCAACAATATGTACTCCGTTCTTCGTCTTCTCCCAACGTATCTCATCCACCTCCCGACGTACCGCAGAAGACCATAGTTCAGCTTGCTGGTCACCAGTACTCCAGGCAATCGAATCGTAACCACCCTCTACCGCGTTACGCAGTAAGAGCTTCATGGCTAGTGTTACCCATTCTTTATCAGACTCAATGAACGGTGCAGATTCTTGTACAATGCCGTGATCTATCGTTACCAACTGTCCCGATATTTTTTCCTGAAGGATTATGGCTTTGTCATATTGCTCCTGTACAGCAGGGCCAATAGCCGCATCTTCGTCTGGACCGATTACATCCTTCTCTAGACGCTCCTCTAGATCCTTCACTTTCTTGTCTACCTTTATTAGATCTTTTCTAAGACGTGCTATCTGCTTATCCGTAGGTCTACTACCAATCTGCGATATGCTTCCTTTCTCATCAAACTTCCAAATTACTTTCTTCGCCCAATCAGATTGCATCTCGTTGATGAACAGTATCTTCTCACCGTTCGGACCCTCGCGGTCGTCGACCCTAAGATGGAATAATAAGTTCTCACCTAGCTCGCCGTCGTAGTGACCCCTTGCTGTGAACCTCGCTTCCTCGCCCGACACAGGCATCCTGATTAACATTTCTCTATAGTTTGTATTTTCTCCGGGTACTCGGTACTCGGACCATTTGGGAAACCCAGTTCGCCGCTCGTCCGCATACTGAGCCTCTATTTTCTCTTCCCACTGGACACGAGCGTCCACCAAAGCGTTCGACTCATTCTCATAGTAGTTTTGATTACTTGTGCCAACATCAGCTGAGTGCCCACCAAGAGATACTCTGAAGACCGTGCTACCTGGAACTGTCTCAGTGTCTGTGATAACCTTATACGGGTTATCATCCTCGTTAGCCATCTCTCTATCTATTCTATCCTCTAGTGTCCCCATCGTGCCTTCCTCACCCAGCACATTCTCTTCTATACTCCAGTTCTTATTGTGGATAAAGTTCCGCACCTCGTCGAAAGGGATATGTGTTCTGGGTTTGTGTACTGACTCTGCTGCGTATACGCCCGAGTAGTCGTAGTCATTTACACTAACTTTGTACGGGAAGGTTGCTCCAACGTCCTCTAACTCATTACGATACCCGCCGGGGTAGCGTTCCATTGTCCCTCGAACCCCTGTAGGATTGAGGAGAACGGCCAACAGTTTCTCAGGCATACCTGCGTTGAGCAAATCGTTTTCATATCTGCGAGGGAATTTTATAATGTCCGAGACAGTAGTGTCGGGTTCATAGGTGAGGTCCTTGTGGGCCTTGGGCGCTGCCTGCGCGAGAGCTTGTTCTGCCTCCAAAGTCATTCCGGCTATCAGTTTATCTATTTGAATAGATAACCTGTCTTTCTCTCGAGCAATGGATTCATTGTTCGCGTCTGTCTTAGCCGCTGATGCCTCCCTATCAAATATCCCCTTGAGGGTATAACCAGCTTTCTCTGTAGCAAGGAAGTTCAACAAACCAGTAGCGTTAAGCTCTGACTTCCTGATGTTCAGATGACGGTATTGAGCATCCTCAGACATCTTCTTCAGCCATATCTCGAGGTTATTAATATTGAGCTGTTCATCTTTTCCGCCGGTCTCGTTCTTCACCATCTGTATTACTTTCAAATTCTTAACGCTCGTGAGGTTCTCTTCTATAAAGGACTCCTCTAGCCCCGAACCGATGCTCCGTAGCTGATTGAAAACAGTAGTCTCTCGGTAGTCATCGTTCTCCGGTTTCTCTTCTATCGCTTCTCTCTTGTCGACGAACGCCTGTGCTGCTTCCTCGAAGCTGATCAGCTTAGACGGTTGAGCACCTAACTCTCCGTAGAGTTTCTTCTCGTAGTACCAGAGCAGAGCCTGGATGTCTGCTATCGTTATGGTCTTTCCTTTACGTGCAAGTCTCTGTTGGGCACCTATCGCGGCTCTCATCATCAGGGCTCTGTCGGTAGGCCCTGTTGGGGCGTCTAAGGTACCCGTTACTTTCTTCCACATACTGTTGGACATTGTTTCCAACTCGGTCATACCTTTAAACCCCTTGGCCTTTGCGGCATCCGCGTAAGGCTTGGCCGCAGCGATTACCTCCTCGTTGCTTAGACCTGGCTGGTTAGTCAATTCTTTGAACCTGTCCATAGACTGTTGCGTAGGAGCTGTAAGTAGTTCACCTCGATACCGGTTAAAGGTACGGGACCACCATCTGTCCATAGTAAGATACTCTGGCTTACCCATTAGGTTAGCGTAGAACACGCCCACCTTAGCGCCCACCTCTAGTGCAGCAACCGGGAGTTTAGCCTCTACCCCGTAGTTACCGGCTCCTGACACATCCTTTAAATTAAATTCTTTCTTCAGGGCACCTAGCTTACCTTCTCTCATCAGGTACCCTGTCATTCCATCAAGACCACCCTTCTGTTTGAGAAGTTTGTTCATCCTCTTTAAACTCTTGGATATAAACTCATCTTCTTTTTCTTTCTTGCCAGGAGCTAAACTAAAGGTTCCCTCTGACTCTCCACCTTTTCTAAATCTAGAATATATCCGTGTGGCTATTCCTAAGTTAACATCTGGTGACGCACCAACAGAGGTGATCCCGATTAACAAAGTGAACGCATCTCGCGCACTCTGGTTAGTAGCCAGCTCAGGGTAAACCTGTGACATTATAGAGATCGCGTTCTCATATCTCTCTGTGTACCATCCAGCGCCATTATGTTCGGCATCTAACTCAAACATAACCTCATCAGTCATCATAGAAACAATCGCGTTGCGGAGTACTGTGTCTGATTCTTTGTCTGTTAGTTCGCGACCTTTTCTCGCAGCCGCAGCCTTCATCTTTTTATCAAGTAACTTGCGATGGTAGCCCTGTAGTGCGGCAGCCACCTGTCTCACTTTATACTTTTTCTTGCCTGGTAACTTAGGAAGTCCCAGCTTGTCAAGGGATACCTTCCCTGATCGTATGTCTGTCTGGTATAATAACTGAGTTGTCGTATCGTAAGTTACGTTACGTGCTAGTACCGCAGCCCCTACCTGAATAACTTCTTCTGCCGTTACAACAGGGGATTGGGTTTCTCTATCATAGAAGAACCCATGACGTTCTGGGTCCATCCCAACCTGTACCCATTCTGATTGTTTGTTGTCGTAGTAATCATTTAACGCGTCAACAGCTAACTTCTTTGCTGCTTTAGGTGTACTCTTACGCAGTTTACCTTTCATGGTAGCTATCGTACCCTTGGCAGACCCTTGAGCAATCTTCAATGCTACATCAGAACGAAGTCCAAACGACACCTCTTCAAGTACCGCGACAGTGTCATAACCGATTACGGTATCAGCATCGTAAACATTCTTACCCTTCCTATCTTCATGCACAGCTAGTACCCACGCACCGTGGTTCGTGTAGCTTGGGATATCTAAACGAACCCCAACTCGATGTTTGTCTTTTAACGTCCGTGGTTTGCCAAACTTATCTGCTTTCTTTTTAGACTGCCCCTTACCCTTAGTAAGAGCAGCCTTCGCTGCCTTATCTGTGCTAGGCGGCGCAATGCTAGTGTAGGGGTGTACAGGCTTAGTCGCGTTGATTGCCTTTTGGTGCGCGGTAAACGTAGCGGTGTCACCCGGTTTAATAAGTGCTGCCGTACCTTGTAACGTGGGTACTCGCTTTGTGGCCTCTTTAAAACCACCTTTCATCCGTGGGTCAGCATCTATCTTTGCTTGATCTTTCTCTCGTGATCGCTTACCTGGTCCGGTTTCTTCAAATGGGTTTGCAATTACTTTCCCTTCAGCGTCTCTAAAAACATCTTTACCATTCTTATCTTTCTCGAAGTCCACAGTAAATAAGGCATCAGTCTTGGGGATCTCAGTGTAGGGATCCTCGGGGTTTATGGATGCTTCCCCTACCCTTACATGTTCCGCTATTTGTCTTACGTCATTGTAGTATATAAACCCTTTCGGTACCTGTACCGAATCTTGTTTATACTTATTACCTAGTGCGTGTGCTTCATCCGGTGTTATCCCTAGGATAGTGAAACCAGGCTCTGCTGAGAAGTGCTTATACTTCCCATTGGAGTTCACATACTCGAATCCTCTAGCGATTAACTCTTCTTCTAGCTCTATATTCGCTTGCTCATTCTTTTCATCCGCTGTTCCAGTCTTGTCTGTTTTATTCTTGTCTGAGTACGCAGTAATAATAGCCCAACCTGAACTGTCAAGTAGCGTATGGAGGTTCTCTGGCTTGAAATTATCTAAGGTAGCAGCAGGTTTGGTAGGTTGACTAAACCCTACATTCTTACCGTCGGCAGAGATCTTGAGAGGGTTTAGTTTATATATCTGTTCAACAGACACTCCCTCTCTCGCTGCCTGTACCATGTAGAAATTAGCTAGTGGTACGATACTGCTTTCTACCACGCTATCACTGTACTTGCCTGTAGCTTTTAACTCTCCACGTATCTTCTCACGGAGGCTAACAACTTGTGCGTTGAAAGCAGCTACCGGGTCGTTCTCTTCTAGATATTCTTCGTATGTTTGTTTCACTCCCCAACGTCGCTCAATGGAGGGATCCATCCCAGCGACTACGTCATCTATATACTTAAAAGCCGCTTCAGCATCATAATGCGAACCGGGGTAGAACTGGTGTCTATGCCGGTCAGACCTAGTGTTTGCAGGGGAATGGTCCGATACTCGTACTGACGTTTTTTCATTCGAATAGTACTTACTAATTCCGTAATGATCTTGAAATTTGCCAGTGCTTTCATCAACTAGCTTAAATCCCTTAGACTCTAAGTAGTCAGGTACCTGATTATCTTCAAAAGGTTTGAACACTGCCTTTCTCGGGACTAGCTTGTCTTTTCGTCGTCTTTCTGCCCTATCCTCTAGAAACCTATGATGGCTGTAAAAAGTAGTAGGGTCTCGTTTCTTCTTTTGTTTCCGTAAAGTCTTGATAATCATATTATATCTATCAGGATTAGTAGACTTCATACCTTTCATAAAGGATAACTTCTCTGACTCTGTTAGTTTCTTAACTTTATTGGTATCCCTTTCCCCTGCTTCGGCAGCCGTCGGCTCTACTGCTTCGGTAGCAACTTCTTTTTCTGGTTCAGAAACTTCTACCTGTTGTGCATCGAACTCTTCTCTGGTTAGTATTGGAGTGTTCTCAGCAACTACCCTAGCTATGTCCTGTTCAAATAGTTCTTGCTGTTCTTTGATTACTGTCTTGGATTCTTTGAAAGTCAACCCGTCAGGCCTAACCCGTATGTCATCTATAATAGCTTCTTCAATAGGAGTCCCCGCGAACAACACTAAGTAGTCCGAAGTTTTGATGCTGACTTCACCTCTAGCAGATAGTGCTGTCTGTAGTTCATCAAACAGTTCAGGAGCTTTAGCTTTAAGTTCTTCTGGGGTTACTCCGTTCTGATTGAATGCCTCCTGTAACACCCCTCCATCTATTAGCAGACTCTCAGGAGCTCCCTCCTCTCCTAGTACCTGAACGAACTCTTTAAACTTCTCATCTGATCTTTTACGAAGAGGATTGTCCGGTGTTAATTCTGATAGCTTCCCAAGTATAGCTCTGTCTGCTTTCGCTCTCGCAGCCTTGGCTGTCGCAGCGTTGGCTGTCGCGTATAAATCATTCAGCCATTCCTCTTCTTCTTTTACCCGTTTTTTCTCGCGCGCTTGAGCGACTCTGTTAACGCCTACCGCTCCCGCGCTTATTCCAGCGCCGCCCATTGCACCCATCGCACCGCCGAACAATGTCTCTTGTACATTCTCCTCGGTTAACGGGTCCTGATAGGAAGCGAGTTGTTCTATCGGGTTTTGTATTATTTCCTCTATCCCTTCGATTATGGTGTTTCTTGATACCGTTTTAATCACACCGTCTGAGGAAAGCATATCCCTCAGCGACTTCCACCCTTCTTTAGTTCCGAGTTTTGTCGCCCACTGTTGGGGACCGAAGCTCTTTTCTATCGCGCCTACTATGGTTGCACCAAGCAGAGCGATAAGTTTTGACCCCATATCATTTAAATTATCTGGATCTCCGTGGATCTGTTCACGACGAATCCCTTCATAGGAAGGAGCCCCGACGGCTACAACAGGGCCACCATATTTTAAAGCATACCCCAAGGCCCTCATCATGCCCTTTGCGAATGGGTGTGGCGCAAACGCAGAAGCACGAATCAAACCGTCCCCGGCGGCAACAGATGTTCCTATTGATACCATCGAGGGTGCCGCGTTACCTATTGCTTCCCTGAACGCTAACAAAGGATCTTTCGCGATGTCCCCCAAACTATGTATCCCGAGAGGGTTGTCTTTCATCAACTGTCTGCCGAACTCAGCGACGACGTTGTCCTGATCTGCTCCAAGGAAATCCGCAGCTTCACGACCAAGACCTGCTATCGTCTGACCCGTCATACTCAGAACAGAAGCTCCAAACCCACCTACCTCTTCTGGAGGTGTTTTATTAAAGCTGACCATCATCTCTTCAAACTCTTTCATGTCCTCTAAATCTTTTCCAACTATCTCTGCGTTACCTTCTCGCTGTATAAACTTAGAGGTACCGGGATAGTTTAAGCGTAACCCCTCCCCTGAATTTCTTTTTATAATTGCTTGAGACTCAGCATCTTCAGGAAGTAATCCCGGTGGTGCATCTAGTTCCCTAGCTAACTTTGCATTTTTAGCTACCTGATCCCCGTCAGAATAACTAGCACGAATAACAGCGCGCCTGGTATCTTCTCTAAGGTTTTGATTTTCACTGTATTGCTGTCCCGCTGCAGTTGCTTCTTCTCGAGTAGGATACTGTCCTAAGTGCTGACCAGTTTTATGATAATATTTTATAGCATCTTCATCCGACATAACTTCCCCAGTTTCTGGATGAACTGTAGGAATTAGTGTCTCTTTACCATCTATCTCAAAGGATCTGGATACAAGAGATCTTTCTGATCCATCCTCGTTTGGAAAGCGAGTTCTTGTAGTAGGGTCGAAGTTCGCCGGCTCCAATGGTTCACTCAAGGCATCTGACACGACTGTCGCTGGCGTCACTTTCTCTGGTAGTATTGGTTCCGGGGTGTTGGGATCTACAACAGCGCCTTCGTAGAACGGTGGAAACTCTGAGTTATTTTCTGGCTCCATTCAGTGGGTTCCTTATTAATAGGTGTCCTGTTCTTGTTTCTTGAGTTTCCTCTCTTGCCATTCCTCTTTTGCTTTGTAGTACCTCTTTAACCCTTCAATGTCTGTGATTGTGCTGGCGGCCGGGTTATTTCGTTCTTTTTTTATCCAGCGCCACGCGTAATCTTTTTCACGAGCCTCGGTGTCGGGAGCAAAGAAGTCATCTAAGTCAGCAGGCCATGCGTAGACCTTGTTTCCTTCTTCCTTACTCTTAATCTCAAAGTGGTGCATCTCGCGCGTACGGAAAGCGTACTCCGTATCCTCAACCAGAAACTTTTTACTCGCAGACAGTATTAGTCTCCTCTCTTCTTTCGGGTCGGGTACCCTCTTGTGGTTCGTTATAAAGTCTACAACAGCGTCTCTTACCTCCCCGTCTATGATTCTCCTGTCGTCCGCGCTGCTATCCGCTGGGTACCCTAGCTTCTTCCGATCGCTATCTATCTTATAATTATATATATCTTTAACCTTCACATCGTGTTCAGCGAGACTTCTATTCGCTATTTCCTCGTGCCCTTTAGCGTGGAGGGTTACCCCTATCTCTGACAGCGCACGGTCTAAACCTTCAGGAGTGAACTCTCCGTTGGGTCCTGTCGCCTTGAGCGCATAATACGCAAGTTTCTGCGATCGATTAGGTTCAGGAAATTGGTTCTTACGCCTCGCGGAATCTATCGCGTTTAGTGACAGCATCGTTGCCGAGTATGTCACCGGATCAATTCTCTTCATGTCTACCAGCCTAGGATCTCCCCTACCTCGGCCTGTTCCGTCGCGGGCACCCCCTACAATCTCAGCGGCTATCTTTTTACGGGCTGCCTCTATCATTAGCTTCTGCCTTGTGAATAAGGAGAATCCAGACTCTGTCGCCTCTTTAGTACTGGTATTATTTCTTAGGTATGCATCCACCTCGTCCAGGGAGCCTCCTTCTCTAAAGATTTTTGTTGCTCCGTCTGCTGCTATCTGTGCTTCCTTATAATCCACCTCTGGTTTTACTACCTTCATCATGGCTAGGCTTTGTTCTCCGGTTATTTCTCCAGCTTTCTGTTTAGTCTGTATGTATGCGACAGCTCCCCCGGAGTCTCCGTTCGCTAGTAGTCTATCCACTATCCCCCCGTGAACATTACCCTTAAACGTCAACACAGCATGGTCAACTATCGCCGGGTCTGTGATTCCCTGTCTCTTGAATTCCGCGATTATCTCGAGTTCTCCTTGTGTTATCTTAGTCGCGGTGACGTTAGCATTGTCTGCTGTTGTCGCTTCGTTTACAGTTACTTCCAGTCCTTTACTGAACAAGATAGCCTTATGCTTATCTTCCTGGGTCATCGAGTGTTGGTACCTCTTTGCCCTGAAATTTAAGGCTGACGTTTTTGCCGCCTCGTTAAACTTTATCAAACCGTTCTCAGACAAGTTATTTGCTGCGGCTATCCTATCCTGTAGTGCTTTAAATTCAGAATCATACTGCGCGTTGTACCCGTTCGGTCCTTGTGTATAAGCATCCTTACCCTGTACCGCCATTGCTTTCTTAGATAGTTCTAACACCCCTTCGCGTAGCTGTAACTCTGCGGCCTTCGCTTGCTGAGTATCCATCTGGTCTGCGTGGTACAAAGCCATACGAGTAACCCTGCCGGCTCCCGTTCCGGCGGCGACACCGAGTTTAGCCGCGGCTAACCCTTCCGCGCCGCTATTCTCTAGTGAGACTACACTCTTGTTGGGCTTTACCCCTGATCTTTTAAGCCCCGCTGGGTCTGGTATAATAGCCATTAAATAAATGCTCCTGTAGAGTCTCTAAGAAACCTACCTGCCCCGAACCAATTAGTAGCTCCCGTTGCTGCTCCTGACAGCACCGTGGAAGCTGCAGCGAGCCTACTGGCCTTTAGTCCTCTCTTACCGGATATTTTTTTAGCCATTGCTGCTTGCTCGTATTTACTAGACTCTTCCTGGGCACCGTATAATATTCTGTTCTTCTCTATCGCCCCTTCGCCTACGATGTCAGACAGTAACTTCTCTATTGCAGGGTCTGATACGCTACCGCCACCGTGACCGGCGACAGCTAATGCCCTAGAAGCTAGGAATTCAAACTCCCTGTCCTTGTTTTCAATGTCAACACTACCCTGGACCATCGCCTTCTTAGCATTCTCCCTAAGCTGGTGAGCCTCGTAAATAGCATCGCTGTACTGTTGTTTGCCGGCATCAATCTGGCCTCCTGCTCCAAGTAACCCTCCGACCATTGGTGCTACGCCCGCGATCATTTGCATTGTTCTCTCCTCCATATATAGACACCAGGTCTTCCGGGTATCTCTTTAAATCCGTAGTGCGTTATAAAACTATGCGACGTTGGTCTTCCCGTTTCTGGTGTCACTACAACATAAACTTCTCGGTATAAATCTAACAACTTTACTGCTAAGTTTGTTGCTTTTATAATCTCCCTCTTATGCTTGAGGGCTCCCTCTTTAAAATCAGAGAAGGCTATTATCTTTTCTTTATCCCGATACATGCCACCTATCGCAATTACGTCATCTCCATCTACTACTACCGCGCCCCTGAAAGTCATAATGGGGTCGTTACCTCCGTAGAAGGCCCTGCCATCAGCCTGTGTAGCGTACCTAACCTCCAGTGTTCCCACTCTTAGTCCTTCCATCTTCAATAAATACGGTAACTGTAGCAACCGTACATGGGAGAGGGGACACTGCTTTCAGCACGAGTCTGCTATCTACGTCATACACTCCGTTTACAGACACCGCGTCTTCATCATAAAAAGCAAACACCTCGTTCGCTGTTACCGCCTTTCCCTTTTTCATTTTTGGCAGCACATTCAAATGAGTTTCATCTGTTCCATAGTGTAACGCTCGGTTGTGAGAGTCTGTCAAAGTAAACCCTAGCTGAGTAACTCTCCGGGGGTTAGACATAGATTTGGGACCTAGTGTCGAGTACCCAATTTTAGTACTCTTAAATAGTGCCTCATACCTTAACCCGATAATCGCGTGGGTCGTCGCGGTACCTAAAGTTATTGCTCCACTAGACACCGTATAAGGACCGCTATCAACTCCATTGGCCCAAACGTACACTGCCTCGCCCTCTAGGTGAGTTAGTCCCGTCATGGAGGTAGTAGACCCGCCACTGTAGATTAAAAATGAATCTAGCATCTTGTTGTCAGTAGTGCCGCCTGTCGTTTCACTTTGTAGTGCCCACTTCTCGATGTACCTTTTAGTAGCGCCGTTGATTGTTCTGTTTACCACATAGTACACACTATCCTCAATAGTACCAGGTATCACTACCACGTCCTCTACTAGGCCATCTGTCTCGTAGGTTACAAAAGCCTTGACCTCTTCTGCTCTGTCAAACACTAGTAACACTGCGACTCCATCGCTCCGTACTAAATGAACCGTAGTCTCCGGTCTGCGTTGTACTGCTATTCTAACTATTCCGGGTTTGCATATGTCGTGTGAGAGTACAGTCAGTTCGCCTGTCTCCATCGCAGCGGCGTCTGTTACAACTTCCATTACCCGGGTAGCGGTTCGATCTACGAACACCGCGCTTGCATCGATCTTTACTGCGGCTACGTTATTTGAACCGTAGGTAGTGGACTCTCGTAAGTTAAAATTGGTAGGTGTAAGTGGTTCTTCTAGGCTAGAGGATCTACACAGGAACTCGGCACCTTGTCCTCCTGCTACCAGTTGTTGTAGCTGTATCAACCAGTTAATTTTATCCACCGGACCCGTACCAATACTTCTATCAATCGGCCCTGCATCTCCTACGTAATCCTGATCGTGGTTACTAAAATCATCTACCACAGATCCTATTGTCCTGTCTTTACCTGCCAGCCATAGTCGTGCGCCAAAAAACTCAACCGCTGAAGGGAAACCCCTTCGATCTGACCACCGTCCTTCTTTCCAATTGTCAGTGGCGTCTGTCTTACCAAAATGGGTTAGTACTATCGCGTCCACTACTGTCGCACTAGTAAAGCCTACTACCCGTGCGTGACCTGTCGTAGTACCCCCAGCGTAGGTTAAACTACACACTGCGGTACCTGAAGTGTACTCCCCTGTCTTAATACCTATCCGGTAGTATATAATTTGATTATCAAAAGTATCATCGTAGTTCTTGTTCTGGTTAGTCGTATGACTCTCTACATCCGTCCAGGCTCCTACCGCCCCTACAGATCTCTGTAGTGTTACGGTGCCTGCCCAGGTTCCTGTTATCGTGAGGTTAAACACTCGTCCCGAGGTAACCCCCGACACCCTTATCGGATTTGTAAAGGTATTCTGAGCACTTAAAGATGAAGCTACGTCTTGACCTACTGAAGTAAGAGAGTATAAGCTACCTACGTTAGTACTCTTGAACAGTGCTTTGGAAGCGGTTAGGGTAACCGTACCCTTTAAAGCACTCGGAGTTATCGTTGTTGGGCTAATATTAGGTGCACGGTACGGGCCATTCGAGTTGACGTAATCTACTATTGACCACGAGTTAGTTCCCCTACGCTCTATTCTCATAGTCCTATGAGTCAGACCACAAGGCATGAATATCACATCCCCTGACTGACTATGGCGGATATCATTTAATATCGCGGCCGTGATTGTCGTCGTTAGGGTCATCGCTCCGGAACTGGCAACCACACAGGAATCTACCAGCGCTGCGTAGTCCCCCCGGTTGAACAGTTCTATGAACACACTAGCTCCGGTTGGAGTAAACGCTAGGGAGTGCTGCCCCACAGCCAATGTAGTTTCAGATATGTAGTTATCATCCCCGTCTGTACTACCCACTCTGAGGGTAACAAATCCTCTCGTAACAACGATGTTCAGGGCATGCTCTACGTCTTGGTCACTCCCGGATACGGTAAGTGTTTGTTTGCGCGAAGCGCTCAGAGTACCATCGCCTAACAACGATAGATACCCACCACTTAGCCACGAGGAGACTGCGGTCCCCGAGTCTGTGTCTGTCCACCCGGAGAGGTCACTCGTGAAAAGGCCGTTAGTTACTGCGGTGGATACAGAGGCTCTAGTAATGACGGTGTCATTAACTAAGACTCTCATACTTAGATTGGTTAACTCTATGAGTGCAGTGTCACCTAAAGCGAACACGAAAGGTATCATCCGTGTTGCGGCGTCCCCTTGGCTGCTCGTTATATATTTAGTCCCCGGACGTAACGACATCGGTCCCATCGCTCGTGGCAACCAATTCTTTTGAGTTTCTGCAGACAACGCGAGCCTCTTAATGTCAGCTCTGCCGAAGGCTATCTTATCAACGACCCCTCGATTAAACGCGAGTTTAAAATCTTCTGAGCCCATGACTTATATTCCCCTGGTCGTGCGGTCATAGTAACTCTTACGTCTTCCCCCATGTCTTGCGTTCACCCACTTTCCTACGGGTAGTTGTTGGGTAGGCCCTTCCACAGCATCTTTAGCGAGTGCGTTGTCCTTGGCCATCCTAAGTTCCTCGGCAATCTCTCTCGCGTCCATTGAGGGCATGATACGCCTACGAATACGGAACGCGAGATAAGCAGCCACAAAGTAACTAAAAGTTTCAGGCCAGGCTGAGTAATCATACCCATAATTTGTATCGTTCGATACATATTGAATGTACAGGGAGTCCATCTCTGAGTACCACCACCCTTGTTCCTCAACATACTGGTCGAAGGGAGAATTAAAGAACTCATCGGAGCATACTCTACTCGTTCTAATAAAGTCAGTTGGTTTCTCTACCGCTCTACTATATCCGAATGCTGGTGTAACAGAAGGGCTGTAATCAAACTTAGAACTACGTAACGCGAATTTCCAGTGCCCCTGTTGTAAACAGTAGTCTCTAGATTTCGTCCACACTTGATCTAATACGTGGCGAGGCTCTGTGTCTTCATCTACTGCAGACAGTTCACGCTCTCCCAATATAAAGAGAGCATCATTATATAAGTCTAATTGAGTAACAGCCATCAGTTAACTCCTATTCGCTAAAATTCTCCATCCAAGAGGTGGCTTCATCAGAAGTGTCAAACCCATCACCCATTACCTCGTGGTCACTGTTCCGTATAACGGCCCATCCTGAATCACTACCTAGATGCTTGACAGTGTATATAGCATTGTCAGCGGGCGCTTTAAAGTTGTCTAGTTCTACAAAGTCTCTCAAACATACGTTCGCCCAGTTCTTACCGGAAGCAGTTACGATTAACTCCGCGAAGAATTTACCATCCCGTGGTAGTACTTCAATCCGTGTCATCGGGGCTAGTGACTGTGCTACGTTTGTCCAGTATTCCCTTTTAAGCATGTCTTCTATCGTCACACCAGGTGGTGGTGTAATCGCGAACACATTACGTACAAATTCTGCAGCCTTGAATTTATTACTTGCGAGTGGCTTCATCTGTGGTAACTCCTATTGTTATTATAAAAAGGCGGGCACCCCGAAGGATACCCGCCAAAGATACCACCACCACAGTAAAACATCTATAGTCTATCTTAGTCTGAGTTAGTACCTGATCCTATAACAGTACCGTCACTCAAATCAACAGCGGTAGTCGGTGCACTTGTGCTCGCAAGCACGTAGTGTGATGTCACTACATTTGTAGCTGTATCTTTGTGCCAGAGTAGATCTCCTACCTTTATCCCTCTTGCGAGAGCATCAGTAATGAAACCATCCGCATCTGCTGCTGCTGTTGCATCAGCTGATTCGTGATACCAAAGGCGTGGCCCGGAACCTAAAGAGGCTGGGGTCAAGAGGTTAAGTGTGTCAGTCGTTGCATATGCCATAATAAAGTTCTCCTAAAAAATTAATAACGCAGCCCCGAAGGGCTACGATCTACCTGCTATTAGGCTCCGGCTGCAAATCCAGATCCGTCGTGGTTAACCACGATGATACCTTCGTTTTGCAAAACTTTAGAACCCATGTAAACAGTACAACGAGCGAATGAATAATCATTTTCTTCGTTGTATCCAACTTGTGTTTGAATACCGCCACTGTTGATCGCGTGACCAATAGCTGATTTATGGTATATGAAACACTTCTCTGCGTTCGTTGCTGCACCTGGTAAACCAGAATGAACAATGAAGTTAACACCAGCCCAGCGGAAGAACATATTCTTGCCAGAGAAAGGTTTGTTATCAACAAAGTCAGCACTACCAAACTCAGTAGTCTGCATCAAGTACGAGTAGAAAGCTGGAGTAATTAATGCGGAGACGTTTCCATCAAATGGTACATCAGCATTGCCCAGTAACGTGGTAGCATGCATAACCAGATCCAAACTAGCTTGAGCACTGGCGCCGGTGTTAACCGTTCCTGTGTTTAGCTCAGTAATGATGTCATCATCAATTTTACGATTGATAACATGCATTGAGGTTTCTTGCATGATCCGGCGTTGATCACCTTGTGAAGCAAAGATGTTGAAGCCGGTTTTCTTTGGTACATCATGCCACTCAACTAGTGTGGCATTTGCTTGGGTTAGTGCATCAGCACGACCCGGAATAAGACCATTAAGACCACGAGTAACTGCAGCAGCATCACCGGAATCAGCGACTAAAAAGCTAGCTGTATTGCCTTTGATTTCTACTTCAGTTGTTACGGTGTCACGAGCGTGTGATTGTAGGCGCTCGAAGCCTTGAATAAATTCTTGTCGGTATTGCGTTTGAAATGCGGATTCAGCCATTTGGGCCTCCCCTATAAAAGTTGAAAATAGATTCTTTCCCTATTAGCAAAGTTTCAGGGGTGCCTTTTATTTGGTGCTCCCGGGTGTCTTCTTGAGATCGGGAACCAACAAATTACTTGGGCCTTACGCTTACTAGGTTACATACTTTTCAAATAGTAGCTCATAGAAACGCATAGATCAACACTATCGGCCAATTTTTTTATGCTTTTCCTGCATCTCAAGCAACTCTCTATACCTTTCCTGTGTTTTGAGAGCATTTGGTCCTTTGTAGTATGACCCTTTAGGTCCTTCCGCCATCATCTTATTAATGGACGCTATCTCGTTCTCAACCGTATCTATGGCTGAAGCTCCGGCCTGCGGAACTACCGTGCCTAGCGGGTTTAACTGTCTGGCTACATTGTTAAGCCATCTCAACATAGTTGGATTACTAGCTACTGGGCTGCCGTCTTCTAGCCTAGCTCCCCAGATCCCCTCTTTAACCCCTGGAGGTGCTGTGTCTAAAAATGAGTTAATCATATTAAGATTCTTTTTCAGTTCCCCACCCCAGGCGTCCTCCCTAGACAGTTCCTCCTGAGCGCTCAACTCGGCCTCTGCGTCGTCTATCCCCTGTTGGGCTATCATCTCTTCCTTCATTCTCATCTGGGAGTTAACTATTGCACTAACCTCTTTATTAGAAAGGTTCAACTCGTGAGCTACTTTCTGGAACTCATCAACGATACTCTGATCCGACTCTCCAATTACCAGCCCCGTGTCCATTTCCAGCTTATACCCGTCTGCGCTTTTCGGTACGTCATTAGCTGCACGATAGTCTAAGATGTCTCCCTCTGTGGAGTCCTTGTCGGGCTTTCCTTTCGCCTTCACACTGCCGATTTTATTCTGTGCTTCTATCCCAGCTTTGAGTGCCTCGTCCCGTGTGCCGTATCGCTCTAATCTCTTGAGGAGCTTTGCATCTCCGTCGGCGATCTTTATCCGTTCGGCTTCCCAACCGGAGACCTCTACCTTCTCTTCTGCAACGTCCTCTACAACGTCCTCTACAACGTCCTCTACAACGTCGTCCTTCACAACCTCTTCTACTACCTTATCTTCAGCCATCTTATATCTCCTGTGTGGTGTTTTTAGAACTTTACTGTGTCTATCCCTAACCCTGAGTTTACATCTAACTCTATACCAATCGCTACTGCCTCCTCTGCTGTTGCCCCTGCCATCATCGCACCCAAAGCATAGTCGCCTCCGCTGCCTATTCCCCAAGGACTCTCGTTCATTGGGGAGAGGGTGCCATCTTCTTCATATGACCAGGCTCCATCTTTTCCTATTATTAGCACCGAAGTATCCCTAATCTCAGGGAGCCTACTGAACCCGTTCTTCTTAAAGTGTTCTATAAACTTGAGAGCTGCTCCATACCCACCACAACAGCCTAACAAGTATACCTTGCCCTTTACCTTGATCCTCCAGATCTTGGTTCCCACCATTGGTCTACCGTTATCTGTGATCTGTCGGTCTGAAGCTAAAGTAACTCCGCTCCACGCTATCGTCGTCATCTCTATTCCTTCTGTGTTTTTAGTAACGCTCCTACGTTTAGACTCATTAACTTCACGACCTGTAGACCAGCGAATCTCCTACCAGATAAAAAGGCATGGTCTCTGTCGTTAGTCCGGTATTCTATGTTCTGGTAGTCTGCTGCTTTATGAAGTATCCAGTTTAGTGCTCGGATTTGTTGTTTGTCATCAGCCTCACCCGCAGCTAATGCCTGTATAGCGGTGGCATCAGCAGGTGTGTACACTGGAGGGATTAATGGACTGGGCTGCTCAATCTTTTTTGTGGGCATATATTTTTATGCTCCTATTATTATTATTATT